CTAGGATGCAATACCTTCGTATTGCTCAGATAATTTAGCTAGCCCTTTGGCTGTTAGCCTTACTTGCGTAGTTATTCTTTCACTTCCATCCGGTAAAGAAATGGTCGTGATTTTATGCTCTACTAGGTTTTGCTTTATTTTTTCTTGGTATCCAAGCCAAGATGAACCTTGTCGGCGGTATATCCAATCGTGCGATTGAAGATAGTTAAACAAATCTTTTGGCCTAACCTGCAAATGCTTTGCAGCATCTGTAATGCACATACTACCTTCAGCGCCTGTGGCAATACGATCTAGCGCTTCGGCTTTTGGCTGAATAAGCTTTATTTGATCCTCTAGCCCAACCACCTTTTCGCTATAATTCAACAATAGACTTCGCATTGATGCAGGATCGTTTAATACGTCCATAGGATCTATTGCAACAGGCTTCAATTTACCTTGGCGGTAATCGATGAATACTTGGTTTACCTGCAAATGAAATGCAGGACTGATCCAGCTAGCGTAAGAAACTGCCAATAATTCATGGGCAAACGTTCCTTGGCTAGCGCCACCATTGTTTACTTTTAAGGCAGACGCCAGATTTGGCGTCTGCTCAATTTGTTTTATTAGCTCTTTTGTCGACTCTAACCTTAGCCATTTGTTTGGAGCTTTATGGCTACCTAACTCACTTGCTTTATGAAGTGCATTCAAATTAAAACGACCTTCGCTGTCGGTTACGATTTGCACACCTGCGATCACAGGTAATTGAATAACATTACTCATTGGATAGTCCTCATTGGCATTGATTCGAATTTAACTTGCATATCGCCAAGGCGATCAGATACGAGCCACAATAAATTAGAAATTTGCTCCATGGAGAACCCTTCCATGTTGTCGTTGCCTATCATAAAGTCTACGAGCGTTCTGGTTTGCGTCAACAGGCGATCAAAGTCATCATAACTGGCGTTAGTCATGATGTTTGCTTTTGCGAGTAATTCACTTTCATTTACTCGTTGTGCGTTATCTTGGTTTTTTGCTATATTAGTCATGAAGACTCTCCTTACAAATGCTTTGTTGGCTGTTTTCATTGGCCTCAACTGTTCCCGCAGTTGGGGCTTTCATTTTATTGCGCTGATTTAACTTGCTCATTCATCTTTTCCTTTATCCACATTTCAATTTGCTTGTTCTGTGAGCGGCCATTTTCTTCGGCTTGCTCTCTTATAAACTCTCGCATTTCTGATGGTATTCTTAATCCAAATATTTTGTGCTTTCTCATTGCTATTAATCCTGTTATTAATGATAGTAAAATGCAACCAGTTGGCTACCATTGATAATGTAGTAGCATTTCACTACCATGTCAATACCATCAATAAATATTGCCACCTTATGCCAAAAAGACCACCTCAAATAAATGTCAGAGTTTCCGAAGAATTAAAAGAGGCACTACATGATGCAGCTAATGTAAGTGGCCGATCAGTAAACTCCGAAATAGTTTCAAGATTAGAAAAGTCTTTTGGTGACGAAAGCGTAGATGTTGATAGTGGTAGTAATGGTTTGGCAAAACAGCTACAGGATTCTCTACTAAAACAGCAGAGGCTTATAGATGCGCATCGAACAATGACTGAGCAAATGCAGTTTATGGCTGATAAGTACGACTCATTAGTTCGCCATGTTTTACCGGCCATTTGCGAGTCTGAGGTTGTAAGACTTCAAAGAACGTTTACAACATACGGTGATAAAGATAGATTCATTGCTTTCTTTAAAGCTATACCCGACATCAGTCGTATTCTAGTTGCTGTTCGTGATGGGCATTCAAACTATAGTGCAATGACGTTCGTTATTTATAACGAGAGCCATATTTTTATCGCAGATGCTACACCCATGACGGTGGAAAGATTGCCGCGTGAGGCTGAGGTTTTAGAATTGTTTGAAGAGCTAGATAGAGTTGGGCTACTTGACGTTACCGAATGTATTTTAAGTAGGGTTGAGCAAACGAAAGATTTGATTCCGGAAAAGGCGGTTAACATTCTAGAAAATAATGACTCTCGACCTATCAGGAGGAATGTTTACGAATTTTTAAGCCTGTTTTTCCGTGAGCCAGAGCAGGTTAAGCCTGATTGGTTTGTTGACGAATGGAAAAAGTTGAATTAGTTTACCCATGAATTTGTAAGGCTTATTAGGTTGTTAAGTTTTACAGGACGTTTATCAATATAAAAAGGACGCATAATGCACCTATATAAAAAAACACTTATCAGCTCATTTGTGGCATTAACCTTGATTGGCTGCGGTGGCGGCGGGTCTGACTCTAATGGCAATGCAAGTGCTGGCGGCGATAGCTCTCAGCAGCAGCCTGTTACCTCACTGCTAAGTATTATCATCCCTAGCGCCATTGCGGAAGAAGCACCTCCAGGCACAGAAATTAAAGTTAAAATTACAGGTAACGGGGTTGACCTTGAAAAGGCTATTTTAGCTAGCGAGTCTAATGTTAGTTTCAACGATCTTGTTATAGGTGAATATACAGTAACAATCACTGTTTACTCTGGAGATACCGTTCTTGCCAGCGACACTCAAACGGTTGAGGTGACTGAGAATTCAACTGAACTAGAAGCTCAGCTAGCTTTAAATAAAGCCTCTTTAACTGTTACTCCTTTGTTTGCATCTGACTACTCGTTTTTAACAGGCGGTTTTGAAGGTGAATTTAACAAAGATGGCTGCTTAGACTTGCCTTTCAATCCTGCAAATACAGATCTTTCTATTAACGTTGCGGGGCTTGCCGCAGAGCTTGAGTTCTCATTTTTCCCTAACCCAGTGATAAAAATGACCGGTGATCTAAATGACTCCATGGGTCAGTTGCAAGGCTCGGGAACATATCAGTCATCTGATTTCACCAATGGCACTTGGACTATAAGTAAAATATTACAGCCAAGCGAAACAACGGTGTTCATTAGTGGGCAACTAGTAGATGCAACAAATGACAATTGCACTATAGATTTTGAGTACATTGGCACAAATATGGGTGGAATAGATATGGGGCTTTAATAGCCCCGACCCCAATCTAACCGCTAATCATTTTTGATTATGCGGTTAAATCGGCTTCTTACCTCCCTTGCTGATTCATTATCCATTATTAACTGCGCTCGCTTCACTGCGCTTTCAAATGAGCGGTCCGATAGATTTACTGGCGGCACTTGCTCACGCAGTAAAAAGCCAACATTGCGCTTACTAATCCCCGCTAGCAATAGTATTTGCATCACTTGCCTGCGACTTGCTCCCCCTGTTTGAGCTGCTTTGATTAAGCGTGACATTTGCTTAAACGCTTGCTCTTGCTTTGTTTTAGCTCGTGCTTTGGCTGCGATTATTTCTTCGTCAGATACTTTGTTAGGGTCCCTTAGTACGCCGCTTAGCTCTTTTCTGGCTTCGGCTATGGCACTGTTAAAGTCAAACGTGCGGTAGTATAAGCCGACCTTTGGATCAAAGGTTGAGCTTCGAAATCCTGCAAGCGCCAGCATTTCATCCGACAGACTATAAGGCTTACCCGTTGAGCGCTTAACATCTGTTGCAGCCATGCCAATACGCCACGCATTATTTACTGCTCCAGGCGCTAAACCTAATGCTAAATGCCCAGCAATATCAGCGCTTTTGCGTATAGCCGTATCGTTTTCTTTATATACCTGTCCGCCGCTTTGCTTTTTGTTGCTGATCACCTCAAGTATTTTGCCTGTACTAATATCAGTGCCTAAAAATGGCGATACCATATCGCTGAGCGATGAGGCAATAGCCTCGTTAACAGGTTGGTCGCGCATCATGGCCTCTATTGGTCGTTTCCAGTAGGCGTATGGGTCTAAGAACGACATATCAAAGTAACGTAAATTATTGTCGCTATCTCGGCCAGCATAAATAAAGGTTGAGTTTTTTTGCCATGGCGGAGCTAAATCTCTTAGCGCCTCTTCCTCATCATCGGTCACGCCAAACATGGCTGCGCTCAATGCTGATAGTGCAAACATACCGCCACTTGCTAAGCTCATGCCTACAATTCGTTTTGCGCCCATTTCGCGTATTTTTGGGTTGTCTGATTTTATTTCACTGGCTGCAAGCTTCATCATGTTGCCTGTCGTTCTAATAACTTCAGCAGGAAACGATACAAACGTGCCAGCCAGTGGGAACCGTGATAACCACGCCCCCGCTTTTCCTACTCGGCTATATGTTGGGTAGGTGTTTTGTATCCTCTCAGCGGCTAGCGCTTCTGCCTCACTCTCTTTCATGCCTGTACGGACGAGTGCGGCTTTTTCATTTTCAAAGCCTACTATCTTCCAAAAGTCATCGCCAAAGCGATAAAAGCCTGTTGCTTTAGCAGTTAACCAGCGCAAGTTCTCCGTTGTTTTGTCGGCTAGTTTATTTAACCCATCAAAGCCTGTGTTGCTTTTACCTTCAAGCATTTGGCTTATTTTGCCATCAGTCATCACCTTGACTATATCGCCTGCATTAGCTGAGTCATAAAGCACGCCTAATTTAATTAAGCGTTTTATGTAATCAGATTCGCCATCGGTTACTTTTTCTTTAACTTGTGCGTTAAATGCTGCAACGGCCTGCTTCATGTATTTTTGATTAAAGTGTCCATTGGCAACGGTGAAAAAGTACGCCGACATAACATTACGCATGGCTGTTGTGGGTGACAGCACAGTTTTGCCGAATTTAATAAAGCCGTTTATTTGTATGGCCTTGTCTAGCCACCCCTCACCACGCTCACCGCCCATCGCATCTTCAAACGCTTCTTTTATTTCTGGCGTTGTCCACATGCCATTTAGTGGTGCGTATACTTCTGATGCTTCACCGGCGAGCTGCACTGTGGCATTAGGTGGTCGGCTGTCTTTTTCAAAAATGAAATTGTTAATGCCCATATCGCGTATTGTGCTTAGGAGTTTATCATTAGCGATCATAGCTGACATTTTTGATACAGACTTAGCGTAGTTAATGCGTGGGTCTGCGTATTCACCTAGCAAAGCTCTGATCTCAGGTGATATGTCTTTGCGTGGTATTAGTGTAGATAAGTCTTTAGAGCCTAGCTTACTTTCAGCAATAAAAGATCCCAAGCTGTCGTAAGCGGTGCCTGTTTTAACCATTTCGTTCATAGTTACTTGGGCTTTTTGCTGTGCTTCTTTTGCTGTTGCGCCGTCTTTTTCATATTGCTGCATTAAGTATGCACGGGCATCATCAATTACCTTAGTCGGTATTTTTTCAAACCATTTAGGATCGTCAAATGCTTTATAGCTGCGGTTTAAATATTTGCCCATGTTACCTAGCATTTTTTCAAGGCGAGCCGACTCTTTAGGGTCAATATCGCCATCCTCTGCAAATCGCTGATGAAGCTTGTTATTGACGCTTGCTACGTAGTCCTTTGTTAGCCCATCTATATGCTCGCGCATCAGTATGAGCGTGTCTCGCTCATTTTGATTAAGCGCCTTGCCATCATTTTCACCCGTTAAAAACTCGTGGTATTTAGACCATTGCTCATCGGTTAATCTGTCAGGGTTTATTTTAGCGCTTTTCATTGCTGAATTTAGCTTCCCTACCAGCATAGATACATCAAATTCATGTACAGCTACGTCGCGATCACGGCCTCTCTTAGCTTGCTGGATAGTTTCAGGTAAATTGCCACCTGGCATAAACCAGCGTGAAAGCTGGCGTTTTATTTTATCGCCTGCAGTTTTGTCGGTTTCGCGTAGTTGTGCGTTTAGCGCCTCCCACTCTGGCACGCTTGATTTTTCAAAGCGGTCGCCGTTAAACGCTTTTTTTACTGATTCCGCTATTTTGTTTGGTGCTGGGCTAGTGTCGTTATTGGCTGTGCGGCTGAATTTTTTATCGGATTGACTATAAGCCATTTCGTTTTTACTGGTGGCTACTGGCTCTCGCTGCGCTTTAAAGCCTTTTACAATACTTTGTAGCATGTCCCGCATCGCTGTTAATTCATCATCCTCACGGTAAGCTACACCAAGCTTATCAAGCTGTGCACGTATAAAACGCTTTAGCGCATTCCACCAATACTTAACCTCGCCTTTGCTTGGTTCGTTTTCTACAAAGCGTGCAAAAATTTCTTCTGCTTTAACGTCCTCGCTTGCATCCCAATAATCTTTGTTCGCATCTTTCCAGTATTTCTCAAACGCTTTACGGCCCTTGGTCTTTTTAATGCGATCAATAAACTCTTGCTTAGCTTCTTTGCCAATAACGGTATCAAGGCCGCCATGAGCAATAGTTTCATGTGCTAAAGTCTGTTTAAGATCATCTATGCTATCCATGTTTTCAGCAATGATATAAACAGTATTGGACATTTCGCTATAAGCGCCTTTGACTGTTGCGCCGTCCAAGCTCATGCGCCATAGCTTTTCAGCGGTGGCGGTATCTTCTAGGATATTAACAGTTATGCCGTTAGCGCCTTTCAGTGACGTTATGAAATCATCTGCTATCGCTTGCGCTTGCTTGGCGTTTACGCCATTAGCTTTTTTACTGGGCTTTGATTTTGAAAATAATCGTATCCCCTCACTGGTGTTTTCACTTTCAATTGTGTCGAACAAGGTTTGGTAAGCAGGATTTATTTTTTCTTGCTCAGCTTTGTTTGGGTATGGATAGGTACTATTTGATTCTAAACCTAGCGATTCCGCAGCAGTCCACGCTTCATCAAGCACTACATTTGCAAGGTAATCGTTAGTTATGCCTTGCTGCTTTAATTTATCTATAATGTAAGTTTCAAATGATCGCGCTGTCATTTCGATAGTCGTTGCCCAATAAGCTTTAGAGCGCCTGGTATCTAATTGCTTTGAGCGCTCAGGCAATCCGCTTTGCACGATGGCATTTCTTACATGTTTAAAAGCGTTTGCCATTTCAGAGCGAATTTCATCTGTGGATAGTGTGTATGGCGACTCAGTTATAAACTCTGTGTTAGGCCTTTGCTTGCCAAAGTAGTTATCCAGTGCGTGCCACCATTCGTGCGCTAGAGAACCTGCGCCGGCTTTTTTAGTAAGATTAATAACGACGCTGTTTGGTTCGTAATGTGCAGCTGCAGGATTTTTGCCGCCTTTACCTCGCGCACCAAATGCGAGCCCTAGCTTACCGTTTAAACTTAATGCTTTTGGTGGTAAGTCTAATGCTTCAGCTAAATCCATTAGTCCATCGTAAGCTTGGTTTAGATTCTTTTGGCGCTTAGCTTGTTCTACCCAATTACCAAACTCTACACCTCTAAAGCCAAACGTTTCACCAAACGTATCAGGCGTTACATTTTCAGCATAGCGTTCTGGTCCTATGCGTTCAGCATTAACCGGCTTACGCATACTAGGTGTTTCTTTTATTTTCTGTAGCGTTTGCTCGACTTCTTCGCGATTATTTTTAAGGTGATCTCTGGCTGCACCTAAATCATCAAATGACTTTATTTTTAAAACACCGCCTGCACCTTTCCACCCTAAATAAATATCTTTAGTGTATCGATCACGGTAAACACTTATTTTGCTTTTCTTGCCACTTGTCGCATTAGCGTTGTCAGTCTGTTCGGCTTTGATTACTTTAGTTAGCAGTGCCTGTACGTTACTTAACGTTTCGCTAGCGCCATCATAAACAGGGCGCCCATTACGCTCTATAAAATAAAACACCTTGCTAGGCGAGTATGTTTTACCGCCAAATATAGAAAAACTACCAGAAGAAATTCGGTAATCTGCAACGTTTTTTAAGGTGTCAATATCAGCCTTTGCAATAGAAGGTATAGCGTCAACAACAGCGGCTAGCTTTGAGCTATGATTACGCATTCTTTGCATAACGCTTGCTACGTTACGATCACCACTCATTAAGTCTGCGGCAAATGACTTTAACGTATTAACTTTTTCAGCCCATCTTGCAACCTTACGAGCAACTCGTGGCTTTGATGGTATTTCACTTCTCATCGCAGCAATTAGCGCTGCTGACTCCGCATTAGCTCCTTTTTCTACAAGCTCTTTGTAGTTAGGCTCAGGCCATGCTTTGCTTAATGGTAACTCAGTCGTGCTTTTCTGATCTTGTATTGCCTCACTAAAACCACCCCATGCATCTTTACGTGCGCCGCCTAGCTTTTCGCCAAAGTCATCAATGCTTTCTTGTGGGCTAGCTTGTTCTTTCTTGTTTGATGGTTGCTTGACTGTTGCTTGACTATTTTCCGCTGGGATCGTGTCGCTCTTATTTTTAGGTGGGGAGCTTTGCTTTTGCTCTTTTTGAATGTAATAAACAGCCCAAGATAGCGCATCTATTTTTTTACGAGTCTTGGTGTCTAGCGTATAAATTCCGTCTTTTACCTGATTTTCGGGATCGTTGCTCAGCTCTTTAATCCAAGCATCTAGCTCATTAGCTGTATAGTTTTTCGATAGCTCAACACGGTCCCAGCCATAAGCCTTCCGATTTTCAGGCAAAGAAAAACCGCTCTTAGGCGGCTCTGCATTTTTATTTGGCTTAATCGTGTCTGGCGGTGGCGCTTTATCATAGCCAAACTCTTTACGTAGTTCGCTGTAAGCTTGGCGATTAATGCTTTGCGGTGTATCGCTGTTAAACTCTTGATACGTTTCAAAGGAAGATTCTGCAAGTGCTTTATCAATGGCTGGTTCATAACCTTCTTCTATTTTAGCTATGGCAACATCAAAGCCTGGTGCTCCCTTTTTTAGCCCCTGCTTCTTAGCTTCACTTTGCAGCCACTTGCGCTTAGTGGTTTTTAGTATTGGCGGTAGCTCAGCTTGCTGGTCAGTAGTTGCCGGCTCTTGTTCAATTAATTTACCAGTTTCGGCAGTTTCAACGGCCTTTTTTTCAGTTTGTTTACCATTACCACTATTTAGTTTACCAGTGGTGGCAAGTTCTTCATTACCAGTGGCATTTAGTTTACCAGCATTGCCTTGCGTTTCAGTGCTGGGCATTTCCTTGGCCAATGGCACTAACTGCTCAATTGGCGCATTTAAGCGGGTTACTTTTACGGTTTCATCTTTTTCGCGGGCGGCTAGCCACTGGTGATGGCCGTCTAGTACATATCCATCATTCGATACCAATATAGAGCGGTTGCCGCCCTCAAATTCCATTGCCTTTTTAACTTTGGCTGGTGAAAATTCTTGCTGCGTTGGTTTTAATGAGCTTGCTTGCACCTCATCTTTTTCATTGCCAATATCACGCGCTTTCATAAAATTAACCATAGCGCCGCGATTTTCAGCTTTGATTTGTGGCATTTCTGAACGCGGTATATTTTTGGTGCCGCTCTCCTTGGTAAAAGATTGCCACTCATCATCAAGCATTTCACCTGCTATGCTCTTATCTTCTTCGTCCTTTATTTGTGACGCGTCAACCTTTAAAGATAAAGCTTCGCCTTCTTGTTGGTCTAGTTGCGTTTGAGCGTCTTGCTCATTTTGCGCAACCGTATCAGGGTTTTTATCCGCTGCCGGCTGTTCTAAATCTTGCTTGGTGCCATCATCACCTTTAATCGTCCAGCCAAAGCCATTATCAAAACTAACCGCTTTTGTTTTGTGGCCGGCTCTGCGTGCTGCTCGCGCTTCTTTGCTTAATAGCGCAGCGCGTTTGGTTTTAAATGCTTCACCATTTTTAGCCACGTTAACGCCGCTTTCGTTACCAGCAAAGATAATATCTTTTTGTGGTAATAAGTTTTGCGAGTCTTTACCGGCTTGCTTAACCTGCTCTGCTGCGCGCTGCTGTGGTCGGCCATCTTCACCAAAAATAATATCCTTTTGGTCAATACCTTTAGGCTGTGACTCAAGATCAGCTTGTGCTTGCTCGCGCATTTCACGGTTTCTAGTTTGCTCTGTCGTTGGTAGCTTGCCTTGCTCTGGCACTACTTGGCCGTCTATTGGTGCATTGTCTATACCTTGCGCGTTTTGAGCGTCTGGGCCTAATAACTCGCCTTCGTGTTGGTATTTAATAGGACTAAAGCGATCTTCTGGCGTTGGTGACTTGTCAAACGCTGCCGCTTTTACTCGCTCGTCCACAGTAGGTGCGTTGTTGCCTGCTTCTAAGTCTCTTAGCGACTGTTGCGCTGGGCTTGTAAGCATATCACCATACTGGCCGGCTGCTTTTGCTGTCTGGTCAAAGCCTGCTTGTCTTGCGGCTGTTGGCGCATCGTAATCAATATCATCATTTTTAAATACAGGCGTTTCGGTATCTTCTGGTATGGTTTGCGCTGGTTCTGCTTCTGCTTCTGCATCCGTTTCTGGCGCTATTTCCGGCTCTGCTGCGGCTGCAAATACGGGGTCATCAATACCAAATTTTTCTTTCATTGTGCGCGCAACAATTGCTGACGCTTCAACCTCTGTAAAACCTTGCTTAATGGCTGAGTCGTATTGCTGCTTTTTAACTGTTTCAATGGCTTCTTCTGGCGTTGCGCCTGCTTCAACAAGCTGATCGGCACCGTTTTTAACTGCTTCTGCTGATTTTTGCTGATAACCCATTACTTTTTGCGCCGTTTCTGAGCCCGTGCGCATCACACCACCAACCGTAAGACCGCCTACGAATGCTTCGTCTAGCCCTTCAAATTCATCAATATTTTTACCTGCACCCCATTGCGCTAAGGCTTCTTGCCCTGTTTCGGTTAATCCCTCGCCTACGGCACCTTTAAATAATCGCTTTACAAAGCTTGGATCGCGTACAGCGTCAACAAGCTCACCCTTGCCCATACGTTTAGCTGTTTCGACTACGCCATCTTTTAAAAGGTCTTTACCAAGCTGGCCCATGCTAACTTTGATACCTAAGCGCTCAAGCAGCATTTGACCTGAACCTGACGCGACAGCTCTCGCTACATTCTTTTCATCTTCTGGCTGTTTCTCGTAAGCTTCTTGGGATAAGCCTCCGGCAAGCGTAGCTGCGCCAATTGGGTTTGCCGCTGCGGCCATATAAGGTAATGAGCCCGCAACCAACTCACCTGCGTAATTACCAAAATCTTTTAATCCACCAATGTCTTTGTATGATTTAACTGTTGGTTCGTATGCCTTTTGTTCTTCAACATTTCGTTCAATGCCTTTTTCAGCCCACTGGTCAACTTCTGCGCCAGGTCTAAGCTTATCAGCAAGCCAGCTATCAAAAGGTCCAGGCTTTAGTACGTTAAGCTCTCGCTTTGTAGGCTCTGGCTTCTCACCAATAACATCTGTTAACCCCTCAGCCGCGCGATAACCTATCTCTTGTAACTTATCAACACCTGCCCCTAGCGCTGCGGACATGCCTGATTCTGGCTCCGACACAGCTTCTGCCTTTATTTCGCTAGCACCAATAAGTCCGCGCTTAACAGCTTCATCATAAGCCTCTTTTTGAGGTCCTTTTAATAAGCCGCGCTTGTCAGCCTCTTGCAGTGCAAGTAATCTTTCATTGTTCATGTGCTATTTCTCTCCAGAGCTGCCGTAGATAAAACTCATTAATTCATCATCACTAAAGTCAGCATATCCTTTGTTTCCACTCCCTCCCTCTGGGGGGACTTCTACGGCTTGTTTGCCATAAATCTCACCCAGCTTATTCTTACGCTGCTCAAACTGGCTCCTAACTGCCGCTATCGCTTTCTTTTTTAACGCCTCGTCATCCGAACCTTTTTTAGGCTTCCCGTAGGTGTACTCTATTTCAGCAAGGGCGCTCGATTCGTCCTCGATTATTTTTACCCTTGCCTTTCGGTACTCGGACTCTTGAGGGGCTTCTTTTTGCTGTGAACCTGTTTGCAAGGTTCCTTCTATGCTCTTCGCGTGGCGGCGATACATTTCGGGGCTTTTTGCTATTTCCCTTGCAACAAATACAGGTCTTAATTCTCCTAGAAAGCCCTTAGTGTTAAAAGTAGATACTGGATCGTCAGGCTCTGTGGTGCCTCCTCGTGTCACCGGCTTAACCTCTTGATTGCCGTTCTTGTAAGTAACGAGCATAGACATAGCAAACTTTTCGCCGTCCACTTTTCCGTCTGACCGTACGTCACTCAACTTTTTATCGCGTGGTACTGGTATGAACGAGTAAAATTCAGAGTCCACAATTTCAGAATTCTGCACAGGATCATACTGGCCTACAGCCTTTTTAAATCGATGACTGTAAATATTATTAATGGCACCAGTGAATTCAGGTGAGTTAAACCGTGCAACTTCGCCCGTTTTTGCAACTTCGCCCATGACTCGCTGCACTGTATCAACGCTTTCTCCTGCCTGCTTTTCAAATAATCGGCGTGGATCCAGGTGTGGATTACGCTTAAATACTGCCTCGTACTCTTCGGGTAGCGGACTATCTTGCTCTAATAGGTCAAAAGCGGCGGGCAAGATAGACATGTCTTTTTTATGGGTATCCTGTTTTTCTTGGTGGTTTCGCTCCCATTGGGTGTTTTTTTGATTTTCTTCAAAGTTACGATCCACGCTTTTTAACGTGTTAGCTCTATACAGCTGAGTACTATCGTACTCTTGCTGCTGAAACTCGTTATCCCGTTCGCGCTGCATTGCGTCTTGCTTATCTATTTGAGCTTGTCTGTCTAACCCGTCTTGATAACGCTGATCGTTTCGCTTATCCATATCAGCTAACCGGGCTTTATTGTCCTTGCGTGCTTGATGGCGTTCCATCATTTCAAAGCCCTTTAACGCCCCGTCTACAAATGCGCCTGCCATACATTACCCCTTAAAGTGAACCTGCCGCTAAGCCTATTGCTGCGCCTATTGCTGCGCCCCAAGGCCCGCCAACCGAACCAGCTTGCGCGCCTGCCATTGCCCCTGCCACGGCACCTGTACCAGCAGCGCTAATTTGCGCTGACTTCTTTTGCTGTTTTAGGTTTTCGTTAGTCATATCGCGGTTTTGCTCCATATCAGATAGAGATTTAAGCGAGCCTGTGGCCTTGTTTTTTGTGCTTTGGCCGGCCTGTAAGATTGAATAAGCCATTATTTACCACCTATATCAGCTAGAGACTGAGGCGCGCCGCCTTGCCCCGTTAGAATTGAGTTTTGCAAATCATCTACTGACTCGCGTGTTTCGTTGTTTACAGAGGCCGTTGTTAGGCTTTTTAATAAACCTGTATTGGCGCTGCTTTGCTTTGTTTCATCTGGCGTTAAACCGTATCGTCCCAAGCGTTGCGACTCGGCCACTTTCGATTGATTGAAAGAAGTGCTTATATTTTTTTCATTGCGCGCCATCTGTTCATTTAGCAACTTGTCGCTTGTCGCTAAGCCAAACAATTCCTCCTGGACCGGTAAGAAGCGCGTTTTATAATCTTCAAATTGCTGGCGAGTTAGATCGGCTAAGGCGTTTTGATATTTATCGGTTCTAATGCTTGAGCTATCAACACTGTAAATATCGTAATCAAATTCTTCTTCCATAGGTTTCTCCTATACGGTCCAATTGTTGGGGTCGTTATTGCTTGCTAAGTTGAGACTCATATTAACCGCCTCCCATTAGTGATTTATTTACATCGCTTGGGGTTGCTGCGTTAGAGTTAATCACTGCGTCAGGCTTTGGGGGTGGCAAGTTTTTATAATAGCTTCCTGCCGCACCTGCAACCGCGCCAGCAGCACCTAAAATAGAGTCACTTTGTTGTCTGCTATTATTTGCATCGTTAAATGCTTTTTGCTGTGAGCTTGAAGCAATATCGCTTAGCGTTGCTGTAGCTTCCTGTGACTGTCCTTGTCCCATAGCCATTACATTGCTCATCTTGCCTGTATAACGCTCCTGCCCTGCAACCTGTGAGCGTGATTTTGCATCGCTTGTTACTGACGCTTCGTTGTCGGCCATATCGCTAACAACGTTTTTAAACTTGCCGCTATTTGGGTTTATGCCGTTCGCTTCCATACTTGAAAGTGCGTTGTTAGTGCCTTCTGAGAATGACTTTTTATAACCAAGGTTAGTATTCTCGGCTATATCATCGTATACGTTTGCGTCATTGGCTTGCTTTGCTTCGTCAATAACTTGGTTTTCAAACGGTACGATGCTTTCTTGGTAGTAAGCCCATTCTTCGCCATATACTTTGGCAAGCTCTTTTTCGTACTCTGTTTCTTTGACTTCGTTGGACTTACCCATGAATCTTAATCCCCTAAAAAGTGTCGCCACACGGTTAAACCATCACGCACGCCAGCGTGAGCCCAGCCATGTAAGGGAGCTACTTTGTTAAACCCGCGTCTAGCGGTTGCAAATTCGATAAATTGAGCCTTGCCGCACTTAGCAAGCCTAATGATGTGATGTAGGTAACGCTGCGTAGCATTCCCGCCGTGGCAAGACGCTACGGTTATTTCGATAAAGGTTTGGTTTTCAATGTGACGAGGCCACAAAATAAAGAAACCATCTGGCACCAAAAACAAAAAAGCCCGCTCGTTTGAGCAGGCTTTGTCGATTTCTTGGTATAGGTGTGGGTCGTTTGCAATGTTACCTATTCGAGTTATTGGCTCTTTAAGCCGATCACGGTGTTTATCCCATGATACGCATTGCAGATAAGACTTTTCCATTATGTAGAAATACTAACCTATATTGGGGGGTTTATCCATTACCCTAAAGCGCTTCCCTTCTTGAATATTTGAAATAGAACGTCTTGTTGAGAAACTTTAGGGTAAACGGTGCCTGTAAAGGCATCGTTTATAGGTGATGCGTTAGTGCTAACTCTTAGTGATATTGCATACGTAGTGTTCGCATTGATAGTTAACGTTGTGTCCTCTACGCCCTCAGCGCCTTGCCCTGTGTTTGTAGCTAAGCTAGTTCCTGATGTTGTTCTTACATGAAGTGTCGTTGACTTATATTGATTTGATCCACTTTCTCCTGAATCGGGAATACTAACTTTTATCTTTCTTATATATAGCGTTCTTGTGAATGTCGCGCTAGCAATGTTAAGTGTCGCTATTTGGGTTTGGCTTGCGCTTATTTGCGTTAAGTTGACAGGCTTGGTTATTGTATCCGTAATATCACCGCTCAAATTCTCCGCATAAACAGTGCCGTAAAAGCTCGCGTTCTGACCAAACAATTCATTGATATACGCTTGATTTATTTGCGCTGAGCCAATGGCCCCATTAGCAATGTACGTAGTTACATTTGAACTCAAGATTTTACTAAGTCCTGCGAATGGGCCAAGAGAAGGCTTACCAGTTACGCTGTCATAAGCAAGTGAGTTTAAGTATGCCAATGAGCCAAGCGCTGGCTTGCCTGTCACATCGTCATAATCTACTGAGTCTTTAGCGGCTAAATCGCCAAGCGTAGGCTTTCCGCTCAAGTCTGAATAACCTAAACTGCTTAAAAATGCGAACGCTCCAAAGTTTGGTTTACCGCTTAGGCTATCGTAGCTAACCCCGTCCTGTGTCGCTAAAGCGCCCAAACCGGTTACTTTAGAAGAAGCTATTGCGCCAGTAGATGACATTACAACGTTTCCGTTGGCATCCTTTATTGTTACCGATTTAAGCGTTGCGCTATTGGCGTACATGTTGCCACTTGGGTCAATTGAGAAGTTACCCGCCCTAGCGCCGGTTATTCTATTGTAGTTTATTGACGGTGTAGTTAATGACGATCCGACAGTCACGCGATTAGATAGTAAGTCATCAGTAACTAAGCTTTTTATAAATGCCTCGTCAATAATTGCAGTATTAATAACTGTCTTACTATCTGACACCGCAAACACAGGCGTTAAGTTAGTAGGATCTTGATCCGTAATAACCGCAAGCTTTGCGCCTTTAATGGCAAAAATAGGCTCAACACCATCATTAACTAGGCCTACACTTGTTGTTAGGCCTGCTACTGTAGATTTAACGCCCCATAGCGCACTGTACTCACCTTCATTGGTGGCTACTGTTTCACCTAACACCTGCAGTGATGCGCCTATGCTATCTCCATTCTCATCTTCTATTTGAGCTTTCAGTGTTTGGCTAGCGCTACTAATGGCGCTATTAGCTTGTGATTTAGTGTAGTAACTATTATATAAATCAGCGCCTATGCTTGAGCCGTTTGGATCTTCAATGGCACTTTTTAGCTGCGTAGTTGCTGAACTTATCGCGCTATCAGCTTGTGTTTTTGTGTAATAGTTGGTTTGAAGTAATGAATTTACATTGCTAATCTCAGTATCAAACTCTGATCCAAGACTTGTGACAGCTGAGCTTATAGCACTATCTGTATCCGTTTTCGTATAATATGTCGTTTCAAGTCGTGATGCTAAATACCCAATGCCATTGCCCAGCGATGATTGTAACGAGTCCGCAGATTCACTAATTGCACTATCTGTATCAGCTTTCGTGTAATAATTAGTTTGCAAACCCGCACTCAAGTCGCCTATATCGCTATCAAGTGTTGACTTTAAAGCTGTTGTAGCTTCGCTTATTGCACTGTCCGCATCGGTTTTGGTGTAGTAATTCTGCTCTAACCCAGCGCTTAGTTCGCCTATGTCAGTATCAATCGTAGACTTTAACCCGGTAACAGCTGAGCTTATCGCTAAATCTGTTTCAGTAGTTGTTGAGTAGTTAACGTATAGATCAGCACCAATGCTTGATCCGTTAGGGTCCTCGATGGCGCTTTTAAGTTGCGTTGTCGCTTCTGCAATGGCGCTGTCTGCCGATGCTTTCGTGTAGTAATTGGTTTGTAACTCTGCTGTTACAGTCTCTAAAGCTTCATCGTCACCGCCTTTTATAGCCGCACGTAAAGCCATATCTGCACTGGCTATTGCTTCGTTAACGTCTGCGCTAGTGAAGTAGTTATTAACTAAATCTGCTTTTACATCGCCTACACTGCTATCAAGCTTTAACAGGTCTTGAGCGGTTGCTTGTGTCTTGCTTACGAAAGTAGTTTGCAGTTGGTACAAGCTAGATTTACTTTCCTCTATAGCAGAATTTAAAACAAATATAGACTCTGCTAGCGCTTGTTGCTCGTTCGCAATAACGCTTTGCTTGCTGATTATATCCGCTTCCGATAGCGTTCTTCGATTTTCGGCCAAGTCATTTGCTAACGCGTTTTCTATTGCGGCTTGTGCGCTTGGCTCAAATTCAGCCCTTAGCTGTTGGTTAGCGCTTGCGGTTGACTGCTCCGCATCTACTTTAGTTTGGAACTCGTTAAATAGCGTTGCGCCCAGGCTATTACCTTCTGGATCTTCAATCTCGCTTTTTAAAACGGTTGTAGCCTGGCTAATTGCTTGATCTGTTTCCACTTCGGTTCGGTAGTTGTTTTGCAAATCAGAGGTAATGCCGCCAATATCGCTATCCAACGTTGATTTAAGTGCGGTTGTTGCTTCGCTTATCGCTGTGTTTGTGTCTACCTTTGTTGAAAAGTTAGTGTAAATATCCGCTGCTAAACTATCGCCGGCAGGATCTTCAATAGCACTCTTTAACTGCTGGGTCGATTCTGAAATAGCGAGATTTATTTGCGCTGTAGTAGAGTGATTATTCTGCAAGTCCGCAGCAACACTTCCTATGTCGCTGTCTAAAGCAGATTTTAGCGCCGTGGTAGCTTCACTTATTGCGCTATCAGTATTTGCTTTTGTGTAGTAAGCATTAACCAGCGTTGCACCTAGGCTGTCACCGCTAGGATCTTCAATAGATGATTTTAATAGCTGATCCGCTTGCGCAATTGCGCTATCAGCATCCGTTTTAGTGTAATAATTTTGGTCTAAGCCTGCGCTTATTTCGCCTATATCGCTTTCAATATCAGAACGTAACGCGGTTACTGCTGAGCTAATAGCGCTATCCGCATTAACCTTTGTATAAAACTTGTCGTAAATTTCAGCCGACAAGTCACCAACGTTTGAGCTTAATTGAGTAGTTAACTCACTCAATGCGTTGTCTGTATCGGTTTTCGTGTAGTAATTAACTTGAAGGTTTGCGGCTACGCTTTCGCCTTCTGGATCTTCAATTTCAGATTTAAGCGCTAGCACTGCATTTACAATAGCCTCGTCTACAGTTGCCGAAGTATCGTAATTATTTAATAAGGTAGCTGATACGCCGCTTATGCTTGATTCGAGTCTGTTAATTTCCTGCGCTGTAGCAAGTACGTTCCCTGCAAATGTTTCGCGTAATGTGTAAAGATCTGATTGGCTATCGCCAAACTCAGACCGCAAAGCAAAAATAGATTCAGCAAGTGCGCCCTGCTCGTCAACAACCACTTGTTGCTTTGAAATTATCTCTGCTTCAAAGTTTAATCGCTTGGTGTTCGTTTCATCATAAGACAAAGCATTTTCAATAATTGCTTCGCTTAATGGCTCGTACTCTGCGCGTAATTGTGTGTTTAATTCAGCTATGGCACCGTCTGTATCTGTTTTTGTGTAATACTTTGTAAATAATTCAGCGCCTAAGCTATCACCTTGCGGATCTTCAATAGCTGATTTTAATAACGTTGTAGCATTACTAATGGCACTATCTGTTGCTACATTAGTGTAGTAATTAGTTTGCAAGTCGGCGGTAATGGTTTGCACCGCACTGTTATCACCGTCATCAATCGCCTGTAAAAGCTCCGTTTTAAGAGCGCTAACACTGCCGGCTATCGCACTATCCGCATTTACTTTCGTGTAAACATTCTCGTAAATATCAGATTGAAGATCATCAAGGTTTGAATTTAACTGCGTTGTAGCCTGTGTAATCGCCTGGTTAACTTCTGTCGTAGTTGAGTAATCAGTAAATAACGTAGCACCAATGCTATTACCGTTTTCATCTTCTATTTCAGATTTTATTAATTGCGTTGCCTGACTAATGGCTGTGTTTGTATCCGTTTTAGTGAAGTAGTTGCTCTGTAGGTCTGCGGCAACTTCACCAATATCACCATCTAGAGTAGATTTTAGGGTTGTTGTCGCTTCGCTAATCGCGCTATCGGCTTGTGTTTGAGTGTAATAATTTGTTTGTAAGTCCGCTGTAATAGCCAAAGATAAAGCTTCATCACCATCATCAATCGACTTTAATAATTCAGACTTTAACGCTGTTACACTTCCGGCTGTCGCATTGTCTGCTTCTACTTTTGTGTAAACGTTTTCGTAAATGTCAGACTCTAGCCCACCAATAGCAGAGTTGAATTGATTTACTGACTCGCTAATAGCAAGGTTAACGTCTGCTGTTGTTGAATATTCTGAAAACAACGTTGCGCCCAGGCTTTCGCCTTCTGGATCTTCAATGGCGCTTTTAAGTATGGTTGTGGCTTGGCTAATGGCGCTATCGGTTGCTGTTGCCGTGTAATAGTTGGTCTGCAAGTCGGCTGTAATAGATTCAGATAAGGCCGTGTCGCCATCTTCAATAGATTGCACTAGCTCAGACTTTAATGCCGTCACACTGCCGGATATAGCGCTGTCCGCTTCGATTTTAGTGTAAACCGATTCAAAAACATTTGATTCAAGATCATCAATGCTAGAATTTAGAAGTGTTGCAGCTTGGCTAATGGCGCTATCGGTTGCTGCTGATGTGTAATAGTTATCCTCTAAGTTTGCTGAAACATTGCCAATATCACCATCAATTGTAGACTTTAAAGCTGTTGTCGCTTGGCTTATTGCGCTGTCGGTTGCTGCTGATGTGTAATAGTTATCCTCTAAGTTTGCTGAAACATTACCAATATCACCATCAATTGTAGACTTTAAAGCTGTTGTCGCTTGGCTTATTGCGCTGTCGGCTTCTACTTGTGTATAAAAGTTTTCATGTAGATCAGCATTAACGCTTTCAATGCTAGAGTTCAGTTGTGTGCTAGCTTCACCAATTGCGCTATCAGTATCCGCAGCCGTGTAATAGTCACTCGTTAAAACCGATTGAAAACCGTTTTCGACTTCTGACTTTAATGCGGTTGTCGCTTCACTTATCGCACTTTCAGTATCGACCTTAGTAAGATAATTTACCTCCAAGTAAGATTTATTACTTTCAACCTTGCTGTCTAACTGAAATATTTTAGACGCGCTAGAACTTATACTATTTGAAACAGCTTTATCAAGCGCAGTAATGCGTGCACTACTGTCATTAAATTGAGTTTCTATTTCAGATATAGATTGCGCTAACGCTTTCGACTCGTCCGTTATCGTTTCTTGGGTTCTTATAATACCTGCAGTTATAACTTCTTGGCGCTCTATAGCTTCATCATTAGCAAGCGCATTTTCAATAATTGACTCAGCTAAAGGCTCGAACTGGCTGTTTAATTCAAAAATAGCGCGTGATACGGCTTGTTCAGTGTCAACCTTTGTCGAGTAATCAGTGAAAAGCGTTGCGCCCAGGCTGTTGCCTGTAGGGTCCTCGATGGCACTTTTTAGTAATTGCGATTCAGTTGCAATGGCTAGATCTGATTCTACTTTGGTGTAGTAATCATTCGTTAATGTTGCGTTTACGCTTGAAAACTTTTCATTGAAGTCAGTCGTTAACGCATCATCAAGATCGCTTATTGCTTCGTTAACTTGCGTGTTTAGTTGCGAGCTTAGCTGCGTTGTCGCTTGGCTAATTGCGCTGTCGGTGTTTGTCTTTGTGTAATAGCTCTGATCAAGTAGCGATGTTATTTCTTCTTTCGCGTCATTATCACCGCTTTCAATCATTGAACTTAGGTTTGTTACCACCTGGCTAATTGCGCTGTCCGTTGCAGTTTTGGTGTAATAATTTGTTTGCAGAGTTGCGCCCAGGCTATCGCCGGTAGGGTCCTCGATGCTGCTTATTAGCTGCAATCCGTATGCTGTTATAGCACTGTCGGTTTCTACACTTGTGTAATAGTCGCTGTTAATTAACGCCGCCAAACTATCGCCACTTGGGTCCTCTATTTCGGCTTTTAATTGTTCAGCCGAAAAGCTTATCGCACTATCTGTACTTGTTTTAGTGTAATAATTTGAGTCAAGCAGAGCGCCAATGCTATTGCCGGCAATATCTTCTATTTCAGATTTAACGGTTTGCGTAGCTTGAGCGATTGCCTCATCTGTTGTCGCTTTTGTGTAATATGTACTCTCAATATCACCCGAAAGAGCAAGCCCGGTTGCCTCTATTTCAACTCGTATCGTTTCCGCTGCCGCTGCTATCGCTTCACTTGCCTCAGCCTTTGTAAGAAATTCAGCTTCAATACGCGCATTAACACCTTCAAGCTCAGATTCAAAAAGCGTGAATTTAGTTGTATTGTTAGTCCAGTTTTCATCGTTAATTGCCGCAGACTCGATTAGCTGTCTTGCTAATGAGTCATTGCTTATTTCTACTGACTCAATGCGTGATCTGGCATTCGCAGCAACTTCCTTGGCCTCGCTGGTTTCATCCGTAAGATCCTCAACCTCTTGGCGTATCTCCGGTATTTCAGTTTTAAAGCTGCTTATCTCGCTTTGCATTTCTGGAATGTCAATTAGGTGCTGATCAACAATCCCTCTTATCTCAGGAATATCGACAAGCGTTTTATCAACATCGGCACGTATTGCGGGAATATCAATTAAGTTTTGATTTACGTCCTCGCGCAATGACGGTATATCAATTTTAAATTGGTCTATATCGCTTTTAAGTGCTGGTATCTCAGTAAGCTTTATATCTTCTATGCTAGTTTTTAATAAGGGTAGCTCAGCTAGGTTCTTATCAACATCAACTCTCAATTCGTTAATATCTATGCCTATATCATCAATATTAACTTTTAATGCGGGTACCTCAGTATCAACCAATTCACCAAGCATAAAATCAAGCGCAGGTATCTTCCCAATTTCAGACGTTAAAAACGTCCCTAAGTGAGACTTCTCAATCTTGCCGCCAATTTCACCCAAGATTAATTCAGCAGAGTTAACCGTTTCTGCATAGATACCGCTTGCGCCTTGGGTTGGCCCTTTCATATCAACGACATTTACGAAGCGGACCCAGTAATAATATTTAGAGCCCATATTTACAGCGTCGCTAAATATATCCGCAACTTCTGTCGCTATGCGCGTTGCAGTGCCAAATATATCTTGCTCACTTCGCCATATTTCAGCATACGCATGGCCTCTGTACGTTGGGTGATCCCATGTTATTGCTATAAAAGTAAAGCCGCCTGTAGCAGTTAAGCCAACCGGCGCGTGCGGTCTCTCTACTCCGCCGGTTGAAATAGGCAAGCCGCCGGCGTTTGTGCCACCATTAGCATTATTGATAAGCGCGTTGCGCTTCATATCATCTAAGTTAACTAAGTCGCTAACCAGTAAAGCGCGATTATCCCCTTTGCCACGTTGACCGGTTAAAATTTCAATGTTTTCGGCCATAGCACTATCAGCCGGCTTTTGCTTTCCCTGTCTGACAATGCCAGGAAACACACCTTTTTTTAATTTAGCCATTAAGCGGCAACCTCGCGCATAGTTGTGGCAATAGAAATACTGTGGATAATACCTTGACCGTAAACCTCAAAGGACCATGAGTTACCGCGTGTGTTTGGTAGTCTAAAAGCTGATTTTGGTATTTGACCTGGTTCTAAGTGCAAGACGACTTCGTTGTCAGCATAAATATAAAGCCCTGCAAGCTGCGTATCGACACCTTTAACCATCGCGCACGCAAAGCTTAGGTCATTAGCCGAAAACTCTTTAGAGCGCCATTCATAGCTCATTAGTGATAGGCTAGAATCCCACTTACTAAGGTTTGCGCCCTGGCATGTATACAAAACATCATCAACAAGACTGTTGAACCCGCAAATTGCTGTGGCTGTAAAATGCCTAAAATCACCATTGCTCGGATCAAAAATAAACGCTTTATCTAAGTTGGCACCGTAAAAAGCAAGATAGCGCCCCTCCTGGTGGTAAGCTTCGATAGTGCTTGGATCGTACTCCTGCCATTGCTCACGCGTTATAACTTGATTGGTTAGCATTGTTAAACCGCCACTTGTTAAACCTATTAATCCGTCAGGACTAGCGTATATGAGCGTGCCATTTACAATGACTGCAGATCTAGCGTTTGTGCACGATTGGTTAGACTCTAGCTTTTGACCCGCCATTGAGTCAGGGCTTATACCACTAAATAAATATGGGTAGCCTTTTGTTAAAACAGCTAACGTATTGCCAAGCGCAGCAACGGTTACTATTTCGTGCTCAGTTGTTAGCTGGTAAGCGCTAGGCCAAGCGTAAGGAAGGTATGACTCACTAAAGCAAACTGTGCTATCAAAAAAACCAGCCAATATGCCGTTTGCCATCGACGTTAAACCAATCATGTTTTCGTTGGGCATTTCATAATCGTATGTATCAAGTGATGAACCTAACTCGTCCGTTGGAATGTTATCTACAAATTGGTTTTGTGAAATTGGTATCTCTGCCACAAACAAGTAATCAGCTATGCCGCCGCCGGTTGCCGTTCTGTATATTCTGCGGTGCGTTATATTTGACGCATTTACATTTGGCGGCGATAAAGCAAGCGTTACGTATGTGCCTTCTTCGTCTGGGTATCTAATGTCAAGACGCTGTGATGCTTCGCCCGGCGAGCCTTCTTCGCCCTGCTCAGTTACAAACGTGTGCGTGTAGTAGCGCGTTTCGTCATCATTAGGATCTATTTCATCGGTTGCCGCATCGGTAACAATGGCGATTATCGGCACTTCTGGCGATTGAACGCCAAGACGATAAGCACTAGCAGGCATATTAGAACCGCTAAAAATAGCGTTGTTAGTTACTTTTGGGTAACCATCACCCGTAAAGTAAACACGTTGCCAAGGATCGTCAGCAATCGGGCTCGCGACTGCGTTAACCACTTTATCCCAGGCGAACCAATGTTCATTTAAGTGCTGGTAAATGGTTTTTGCGTTTGGTAGTACAGATATACCGGTTAGTGCTGGACGCTTTAGAGGGGAAAGATTGCCATTATCAAAATGACAACCATACGCTTTAGATGCTGATTCATTGGGGAGTAAACGAGGATCGATTTTAGGCCGTTCACCGGCAAAAGTTTTAACGGATATTGCAGGCATAGGATTCGCTTATTTTAGTTTGAGTAGTTTGAAGGGGATTGGTTTAAAGGTTTATTACTTTTCGTTCCCACTTGTGAGCGCGCTTGCAGTGGTTAGCTCCATCAAAAGGCTTTGCAAGAAAATCAATCACACGCATTTGATAGTGGTAGCGCTTATCGTGCGATAGCCTAAAGCTGCGTGCTGAAATTGACTCAAGCCTAGTGCCGTGGCTAATGCTGCAAATAGCTATGTCTATGCTGTATAAGCTATTGAATGCCCATGAGCTACCGAACAGCGCAACTATGGATAAAATAACAAAAGGACCAATAAACAAAAGGCCACATAAAATGTAGCCTATTAACGTTCTTAGCGTTTTTAGTGTCGTTAGCATAGTGTTCTCACTTACTCAAAAAATGCCTTTCTAGCCAATACAAAAGCTAGACCAAACTGTTTAAATTCACTTTCATCATCAAGCACAAGTACCTTGTTGCCTTCGCATGTTTCAGCATTGAACTTGATAGGGAAGAATTGATCATCGGCACCAAACTCTGTTGCCAATTCAAGCGCCGACTTTAACGCGGATAGTCCATTTTGATTAGTTTCTGTTAACGAGATATCTAATCCTTTGAATGTTATCCCGCGTGACTTCGCTATTTTATGAGAGTAGGGTTCAAGCACTTGCTCAACCGTCTTAACGTCTGGGCGCTCTGGTTCTTCGGGTAGTGGCTTTGGCGTTGGTTCTATTAGCTCGCCATCCTCACCCGTTACCGTCTCAAGCTCTGAGTTTTCAAGCTCAACCGCTTTAGCTTGTTTTAAGTAATTAAGATATTCAGCCGCCCATTGGTATTGTTCTAACTCTGATTGCAAAGCAGCGAATTTATCAATGTGAGTAACCTTACCCATATCTACAAGTTGACCAATATCTTTAGCTATTGGCGCTTGCTTTAGAGTAGGCCACCCCTCAGCATTAAGCAGAGGGTTTTGTTCATCATCAAGCACTACAAATTCAATAATTTTATTTGTCATTTTTAATCCACCCTAATGGCTCAACAATACGTGCGGTTCCTACTTTTACAGTGTTTCCGTTGGTATCGAGCATGGTTGTTTGATTGTCTGCGATATGAATTTTACTATCATCACCCCAATCACCATCGTATTTAAGCTCGGTATACGCGTAGTTAATAAAGCCTTGTTGGTTTTCAACTACGTTGTAGTTTAGAGCTTTAACACCTACCGACCCAGCATAAATATCCAAAGGGGTATGTTGCGTAGTTAAGGTGTTTGCCCCGATCAACAGGTCTAGGCCACCCCCAAATTGAACGTTGGTTAGTCCTAAATAGCTTTGGTCCTTACCTGCACTGCTTACCGTACTCCCTACTGGAACCTTACCAACCAAGGATTGAACCCATGCTGCTCCTGTTTGAACCTGATTTCGGGAGGTGGCAAAGACCAGCCCCAGCCCCTGCAAATGTCCAAAGGGTTCAGCGTTTGGCGTACTCTCCGTCTGATTAGCCAATGCTTGGTGCTGGAATACCGCCACATTACCTGTAGCAAATAGTGTCGGGTGTGCAATTGAGTTGCTAGATTCTAATAGATTGAACGCTGAGTTTGTTTCAAGCCAAGTATCTCCAAGGTTACTACTGTAACTACACAGAATATTTGTTGAACTAGTCACCTTTCTAGTAAGCGGAAACCTGTTGCCTGAACCGTCAGGGATAGTGGGGCTCCAGCTACCAACCCATCCATCTTTTAAGTCGTCACACTGTAGAATATTCGCAGGATCTCCGATTACCTCTGTCATATTAAACTCACTAGATAAGGAAGCACCTGTAGGCGCAACAACAAAAAAGTATAATTCGTCGCCTCGGCTTACAAAATCATCCGATTTATCCGAAGCTTTAGAGCTGGAAGAACTAGCACTAGCGGGTGTTTGGCCTTGAGACGTTTCTGCCAGTTTTATTATCTCGGGTGCATAGGTCTCAAAATCCAAAGCGTTAGTGGAATTAAAAAACTTGAAAATAAGAACGGTAGGTCCTCCAGTGTAGTCAAAGATTTTCTCTACGAGGGCTATTGTCCCTTTTGAGGGGTTATATATGTAACAAGTCGCCTTTGAATTTTGGTACGTACTAGTCAAACCCAAAGAAGCTAGAGTGTCAAACATTTCAGTAGTAATAGGTACGCGTCCGTAGCTCGTTTCCGTACTGTTAACTTCGGTGCTAGGGGTTACTTGAGAAAATATTCTTGTCGTGAATAGGCGTTCGGTTCCACGATACTCACCACTCTTAACCTTTAAATCTGCCTCAGCAAAATCTTCTTGAGTTAAACCCCACGCTGAATATCGCATGTCACGGCAAACACCACCCTGACCGCTAGCGTATATAACATCATAATATCGTCCGTCAGGTCTGCCAGAGTAGCCCCCTATCCGACCCCAGGGCGAGCCGTGGTGAAATGTGGTCTTACCAGTATCTTCGGGAGTCTTTAGGGAGTAGTCAGTGAATGTGAAACAATTAAGTTGGCTATGCTTATTAGCATCAATTTCATACCAATCCATATTTCCCGTAGATGTCTCCCCAAGGTATGACCCCGAACCTAGAGGGTTGTAACTAGGATGATAAGCGCCTTGGTTAAGCCTATTCACTGTGCCGCAGACTAAAAAGTAGCACTCACCATTTGCGGCCTTGGTGGATATATCGACTAAGTTTAGATGTTTTGCTATAAATAGGCCAGCATAACGTGATTGCGATCTATCAACCACAAATTGTGAGTTTGTATGATATCGGTATGCATCAACATTCGCAGTCCAAAAAGGTAGACTCTCAAAATCCCCATTTGAGGCTCCTATGGGCGTAACCAATCTTGTATTTGTAGACAGCAAGGCACCCGAGGTCTGGGTAGGATCGTTACCTAAACCATTCCAATCCCCATTGCCCGCACCCGCAAAGCTACGACCACGCACACACCATTGATAAAACTTACCTGTGGCATCATCAAAGTAGATATTGTTTTCAGGGTCACTAGCTATTGATATGCGCTGTGCTTCTGTCGCTGTTTGCCAATTAACGCCTTTACCTGCGCTTGAAGAATCGCCTTCATACCAAGCAAAATATGTAGCAGGGCGAACATTATCAGTGACCGTTGTCACTCCATCAATATTCGCTGACTGGCTTTGAATTAAGCCATTAGCGTATACAAACGGGTCAGCATCGTTGATTTCACGTAAGAAAGCTTCAAAGCCCCACATATCTACGCGGTCAGTTACGACTTTATTAGTGTCGGTTTCGCTTGCAAATGCAATCGCTGGGGTTGCGTGGGTTACGCTAATACCCGTTGCACTATCATAGGTGCGAGTACCATCTTCTGCGGGTGGGAGTTTTACAATAAATGAATCTCTATCCCAAGCTCCAACGGAATAGCCCCGATCTGCTACCAGTAGTTTTGTTATCACACCCGCAACAGTTATAACAGGAACGTCTGTTTTTGACGTTCCCGAAGGGGCGGTGTCATTTCTTCCTAGGTGTAATACCTGAGCCCTAGACAGCACTGCGGCCGTGGGGTTTACATACATACCCTGATTTATATTCTCCTCCCCATAGTGCTTACCGAAATGCACAAAACCACTCGCCGCAAACTTTTCATTATTCACAGCACGGCGCGCTTCAAACTCAACTTTACGCATTGCATAAGGGTATGGGTGAATAGTATCAAGCTCAGCAAGCTTTTCATCGTGATCACGAACCATCTGTGACGGTGTTTTAAGTGATTGTTTTAAGCCGTGACTGTCTGTTAATTCTTCGCTTGCGTTATCTGAGTTAAGCCAAGTGCGCAATTCATCTAAAAACAATTGCTTTTGGTTGAACTGAACAGACACTTGCCCAGCGATGCGCGTTAATATCGTGCCGGAAGTATTGCGCACAATTGCATATGTTTTATTTGTGCCTGTAGAGCCCTCAAAGCCACGATCAAGTGTAATGCTTGTATCGCTATTGACCGCTGTAACTTCGTACCAGGTCTTTGCATCTAGCGTGAAAATATCACCAATAGCAATAGCAATTACATCGCTTTGCCAATTTGTATCCACACCAACGACTGATTGATTGTCGTTAGTGACGTTTACTTTACCTACGCGATACCACGCGCCTGCGCTTGCCGTCATTTTACTGCCCCTTCTCTTGCGCCATCATTGCAACGTCTGCTTGGCTTTTTTCACCTAACTGACTTCTAAATGCGTTCATGTGCATTTGGCTCTTATTAGGGTTGGCCGCATATTCAGCATCTTTCATGTATGAACGGTATAAAATCCATTCAATGATTGCGTTTACGTACACATCATCAAGCGCAATTACTTCGCCTGAGTCATTGGCTGCGGTATCAATCGCCGGCGGCGCTTTAGAGTAAACAAGGGTTAAATTAATACCGGTAACAACACCAGGGTAAACGTAGAATGTTTTCGGGTTGCGCTCGTCATAAATATAAAGCTCTACTTCTACCGCTGTTTTACCTGCATACCAAGTATCATAGTTATCATCTAACACTTGTCGATTGTATGGGCCGCGAATAGCCTTACCGGATTCATTGCGAGGAATATCAATAAGCTTTAAAGCATCTGCTGGGAGCGTTTGCTTAACACCTTCAACACACGCAAAGTCGTCAATATCAACGGTGTAAGAGTCAGGACGGCGCAAAACAATAGCTCGTTGAGCGTCATTTAGATAATTTAATAGCTCGTCTTTAGGCCAACGAGTGTAGCCCGGATCGTTTAACAGCTTATTTACGCGCTGTAAGATTTCGTTTGATGTAATAATAGCCATTAGTAAAACACTCTTGTTTGTGAAGGTCTTTGCTCGTCCAGGGCTTCGATAGCAACTTGAAAAGCATCGCGGTAGCCATCGGTAAAACGGCGTTTAAAGTAATCAGACTTTGCCAGATCGGTCCATGCAGTATTAGGCATCATCAACAACGTTGACGCGGCACCATCTGCGATAGCGTCAGCCCAGCGGTTAACAATTGTGTTATCCGCTTCAAAGTCATTAGGTAGAAGGAATTGCGGGGCGATATGGTAAAACACACGCACTTTAGACGATGTGCTGTTTACGGTTACAGTGCCGTTTGACGATACCAAGTAGTCATCTGAGCTTTTAAGCTCGCTACCATTGGCATCTAAAACAAAATCAACACTGACAAACACGTGATCATCATCAATGTTAAGCTCCCCGCTTTGGCCTTTCTCAATTTCTTGAGTGCGAGCTAAAAAACGAGACTCATAACAAAACTTTTGATAGGCGCGACCTAGCTGGTCTTTCGCCATCTGATCAAGAACGCCCCCGCAGCGTTCACGAACTAACGGGATCAAGCTAGATAATTGCGCCATGATTATTCGCCCTGGTCTGTATTTTCGTCAGCTACAGAAGCGCGGAACGCATCACGTACTTTCTTGCAGTATGCTGGTACTGGTTTTTTAGCACCTTCAATAGTTAAGTCGTGCGCTTCAACAAATGTATTAAGCTGATTTGAGCTGTACTTACCTAAGTCGATTTCTTCGCCATCAACGATGATCAACATGCTTGCATCAAGCGCTTCTTGCTTTTCAGCTTCTTCGCGTGCAATGCGTTCTTTTTCGGCCTGTTCTGCTAAGAACTTTTGGCGCTCGATATAGGCTTTAGCATCTTTTTCGGCAACCCAAACTTGGTTAAAGTCTAAGAAGCGTTGAACAAGATCAGACGGCACTGCTGTTGGTTCGCCTTGCTTGAAAATAGTGCGGGTATTACATACGGTGTCTTTTTTAAAAGGCTTCTTACCGATGTAAACGATATTCGTTGTATTGCTCATGGATATTCCCCAATAAAAAGCCCCGCAATGAGCGAGGCTTGATTTAAACGTGTATCTAAAGGCTTAGTAACCTTTGTAGCGGTACTCTAGTTGAAGTACAACTTCGCCGGTTGCCGCAGCTGATCCCGTATTTTTAACAACTAAATCACTTGGACCTTCATCGCCAATATATACAGGCTTAACAAATGCGCCTGCATTGCCAGCACTTGCAGTATCAAAAGCGGTTAAGTCCTTTTTACCACCTGAATGATCAACAACCTGAACTGTTAGCTCAGTGTCAGCGCCTAGCGCATCGTTAATAATACGAACGCCAGTGATTTGCGTGCCGATTGGCAAGCCATCCGAAGCAATAGTTGTAGCATTAGCCGCTAAAGCAGCAAGTGAAACAGTTGCTACGTGTAGCGATAGGTTACCGGCGGCACCTTTATAAAATGTTTCTTTCATAATTTTATCCAATTATTAAAAGTTAAAATGAAAAGCCGGATAGCTCCGGCATAAAGGGCTTACTGTAGAGATACAGCCGTATCAATTACCATCGTGCCGTAATCGTTTACGCGACCTGTTTTGTCAGAGAAACGTACTTTCTTACAACCATTCATCCATACGATAGCTGTTTCGTTCGCATTGCCGTGGTCGGTTTTCTCTGTAGTCATAGAGAAGTGTGAGCCCGAATCAGACTTACCGTAAGCATTCGCAAGCGCTTGACCACCAAGAAGGATTGCACGATCGATAGTTGTACCCGCTTCAACAACTTTAGTTGTCGCTAACTTATCGTTGTTCGATACAGTCACTTGATCACCTGCAAAGAAGCGTACAGGCTTACGATATTGACGAACAAGAATGTTGCGCCACATGATCACATCACCTTTGAATACAGGGTGATTGAAACCTTGGCCGCGTTTCATAGCGCGTGATTGAAGCTCTTGTAACTTTTTATCAGTCGCAGAAGCATAAAGGTCACGCCATTGGCGCGGAGTTACGAATAACAAGAAGAACGGGGACTCGTTAGCCATTTGGTCAGCTTCAAAGCTAATGTGCTTCATTGGGTTAGCTTGTTCTTCCAGGATAAGCGCTAAATCGTCCAGCTTTTCAAGCGTCATAATATCCGCAGCATCAATTCCTTCAAAGCTTGTCGCATCACCACCAAACTGGTGACGGTCATACGTTGGAGCCATCACATCGTTAACCATGATTTCTTTAAATTCTTCATGATCTTCAAGTGGAATAATAAAATCGCTTGGCGCATAAGAACCACGTGCACCGGCCAAGTGATACATTGCCATTTCATCTTTAAAGTCGTTGTAGTAGTTACCTAACAACGTTTTAGCAGTGCTAAGCAAGTTGTGCTTAGTACGCTTTTGCGACATTTTACCGCCGCTATCAACCATCTTACGACCTTGGTCAATACGCAATTCAAATACTGTTTTGCTCAAGCTTTCGCCACGGCCTTCTAGTTTTTTATCGCCCATTGTTGGTAAACCGCTTAGGTTGTGGAATAAATCCATTTCAACCGAATCACCGGCTTGGCTTTGCAAGTCGTTGATCATAACCACTGGCGCGCCCTTTTCAGTTTGCTTTTTGCCGTGGGCCATATCAGCTTTAGCCGCTTTTGGTGCCGAACCCGTTAGCATGTTCACGAACGTATTTTGACGGCGTGTATGTGTAAACAGGGCAGCGCCAAACGCTTTAGCCGCTTGTGCTTTTGTAATTGTGCTCATTTTAATTTCCTAGAGAAAATCTGACGCGCTCTCAAGCATCGCTTCAATTTGCGCTTCGGTCATACCTTCCATTTCTGCTGTGATAGTCGCAGCATCTTTGTCCAGTAAGTTTGCGTTAGCGCTCAGATCGCTGGCTTGTGTGCCTACGTCAGTGGGGGTATTTGGGATTGGTGCAGAGTTTGCGTTGCTTGGCTTAGGCTTGTGCTGTTCACCAAAGGCGCTTTGTACGCGCTTTTCAACTTCTTTAAATCGCTCTGCTACAGATTTTTTTGCAAACGATGGGTCTTTTGCGAGCTTGTCATCAATAACCTTTGCCATATCCCACTTATCAACGTCACTTTCCATCCACTGTTTTAAGTGCTGTGAATTAGAAAACGCGTCTTGCACTTCATTTTGTGAAGTAGGTTGTTGTGGTGCCGGCTGGCTTTTGGTGCCGTATTGCTGAATTTGATTAGCAAGTTCACTAACTAATTCGCCTAGCTCTGGGTATTCGTCCTTTATGCGTTCCATTAGCTCAGGATCTTTAAGCATTTCACCTGGTAGTTTGCGTGGATCTATTCCAGCCTCTTTAAGTTGGCTGCTATGTAGCTCGGCTACACGTTTAGATTCTGCAAACTGGCTTTCAAGTTCTGCTTTTTCGGTGGCTAGTCTTTCGCGTTCTGCTTCGGCTGCTGCTGCGCGCTCTCGCGTTTGCACAAGTACGTCATACGGTAAACTGTGCTGACCGTTCTTGCTGCTTATATCCGTTGCTTCTACGTAATACTTACCGTCAATTTCAACAAAACCTTCTGGTGCTTCACCTTCTTTGGTTGACGACTCCCCTTCTACGTCTGTTTTAGCTGGTGTTTCGCTTGTTTCCTGCTTTGGCTCTGCCGCTGGTGTTTCTTGTTTGATTTCTACTACAGGCTCTTTTTCGCCATCTTCGCCACCAAACAACGTATCACCATCAATATCAAGACCAGCTAGTGCCGCCTCGATTTCTTCGTCAGTGCCGTTTGCTAATATCTCGTCTAGTTCGTCCACTTTATTACCCCATCGACCATTTAACGTATGGTTACGAAAATTAAAATTTAGGCGTATCGCTGCCCTTGCGAATTTGTGCATCGCACAAAAAAGCCGCCTTGATTTCTCAAAGCGGCTTCATTTCTGCGTAGTACGTGTTTTTTTATTTAGCCTGCGTGAATGGCTTGTTTGACTACGCTATGGAATAGCGCATCTTTGACTTGCTGTTTTTCAGGTAAGTGATGAAATGGCTTCAGGTGCTCATGCGTTTTGTTTTTGATTGAGCGTTTAGGTCCGTACTTCCAGCCGGCAACAATCATTTTTGCCACCCATGCGTCATGCCATGCTTTAGCGTCAGCATCGATGTTGATAATTAAAAACGCCACATGCTCAATAACACCGTCTTTTTCTGGCTGCTCTAGCTCATGCCAATGCTTTAATGGCTCACGAATTACCGCTGTGTAAGCTTGATTAACTTCGTGACACATTTTTGCAATGGCTTGTATTTGTTCAATGTGATCTTCTGGTATGTGGTCTATGCTCTCTAGCTGCTTCATTGCTACACCTGTATTGCGTCTAGTTGCTGTTGAATGTTTGCTTGTACGTTTGATTTCATTGCCGCTATTTCAGCATTGCTTCTACGCACTTCACTTAAAATCTTTTCAGTTTCAGCTATCAACTTGTCGTCTTTAACTTCTTCTGTTTCAGTTTTCTTCTGTAATTCAAGAATTTTTACTTTTAGCTGTTCTCGCTCAAGAGTTAGCTTTTCAAGATTGCCTTGAATTTCTTGCATTTGTAGCTGTTCCATTGCCTGTGCTTTTTCAGCTTGGGCTTGTGCTTGTGCAAGTTCTTCTTCGCTCATATCTTCTTGAGGCTTAGGAATGTTTAACGCCTGGCGTAGAGTAGCTAAAAATTCCTCTTTATTCGGTAGGTCCATTAGTTCAACGAACATAGGCATTGTCGCTGCTTGTGCTTCTGGCGGTATTTGTGCCATTACATTGCTTAATAGCGTTGCTTGTTGTTGTCGATACGTTGGCGTAGCTTTAACCGGTGCTAATGCTAAGTGGCCTTTCCATCGTGCAACATCGTTATTGCGCTTGCCTTCTTCGTTAGGCTGGTTAAGTACAATTTGCTTGCGTTTGGCCTTGTCATTACGGTTAACGGTTACCGCCACATTGTTTTGTGGCTTTAAATCTTCAATTTGATAAGCAAGTAGTAAATCACCCACTCTGTTGCGTGAGAAATGAAAGTTATCATTTAATTCAGCAAGTGTTGTTGTGCCTTGCTCAACCAAGTTAGAAATAGCAACACCGCTTGTCGCATTACTGTCTTGCCCTAACATGGAATTATAAACGCCGGCTGTATCCTGGATTAACTTCATATCGTTTTGCATGAGGTTAAATTGCTGCGCTGCTATGCCTACATCATTTTGAATGCTTAACGCGTCAGAGGCTTTTAGCTTATTTTTACGCTCCGGGTTTAATGGTATGTAACCGTCCGGCTTTTCAACTTCTTCTTTTAATCTGTCATTACTTAATTGTGTCGCATCTTCATCGGCAACAATTCTACGCGCTTGCAGTAAGTAGTTAAGGCGTATAATACGCGCATTAATACCGTCTTGCGCTGGCACCATGCGGCTAATAAGGCCGTAAGGTTCGCCGCTTGCATCTTTTTGGTAGCCAATGAAAGGCACTAAGTTATACATGCCGCCTGGCGCTTCACTAGGTCTATCAATGATGCGATGAGGGCCAACAAACCACGCTTCACGAACATTAGAGAAAGAAGCGTACTCAAGTTGCACTTTACCGCTTTGCACTGCGGCTTGGTGTATCTGATTTGTTTTATCGTATTCAATAATGCGCCCGTCACTCATTTTAATAACGTGTGCACGCTTCCATACTTTGTAGTAGATAACCTGCAGTAATACGCGGTTACGAGTTTGGTCTAGCCACTCGCTTTGTCCGCGTGTCCAACTTTGACTGTCGTGCCATGCTGAATGTAACGCGTGTTCTTCTACATGCTCTTTATCAACTGTGTTGTAAAAATCTTCCCACAAATTAACTGAGTTTTTTAAAATCTCTTTGTGATCAGGGAAAGTTGCAAGCGCTTCGTCCAGGTCCATCCATTTTTTACGTAGCATCCAACGTGCATCGCTGCGATCTGCTTCTTGTGCGTTCCAATCCCACCACACTTCGCGGCGGTGAATAAACTTAACACGATAAGGTGCGGCAAAAGGAATAGGGTTTTTCGTGACTTCTACCCAGCCAATGCCAGCTTTTAATTGACTAGCATACGCATCTGAACAAGCACGATCAGCATGAGATAAACGCCATGCGTCCTTAAACTTCTCATTTAGACCTTTTGCCAGTTCTTCGCCGTTTTCATCATCGGCCACGATCATTAAGTCAGAGCGCGAGCGAGCTTCTAAACCAAGTACGCCATCAATAGTAGGCCCAATCATGTTGTGCACTATTTCCGGCTGTCCTCTGCGTCTAAGTACCGCTCTTATATCCTCAGACAATTGATCGCCATCATAATAAGCGCAAGCCTTAGTTGCTGGTGTGCGCCAATCCGGTTGACTATCTATATCGCCTAGTAGCGTTAACAGCTTATCTAGCGTAAAGCCGTCTTTATTTGATTTTACGTGATCAGCCATTTGTTATCGTGCCATCCAATGATTAGGGTTGTGTGGTGCAGGTGTATTATCTTTAATTAATCGCTTAGGCATTCTTACTCGCATTTCTTGTGCAATTGCATAGCTCATTACCTGGTCATCAAAGCCGCCTGATTGCGCGCCCATTCGACCTTTTTTGTCGTAAACAAACGTATTGAGCTCGTTAACTGTGCCACGCCAAACAATGCCGTCTTTATCGTGAGTAAGCAGTTCATCAAGTCCACTCGTTAAAATTGGCTTTGATTGTGCGCTTGTATGCCAGCCTACCTTTCGTGTTTCTTCGTCTGTATCTTCACGATCAATGTGTTCTTCCGTGTAAATCCGGCTGGTTGGGTAAATCTCAACAAGCTCTTGAAGTGTTGCATGACCGTGATTGTTTCGCTCAACGCCGATATAGGCCTTGTTATACATAAGTCCGATATGCTTGTTTATGTGTGCAAACCGCTTAGGGTCTATATGACCGAACCAATGTGCTACCTGTCGCCCGTCCGATCTGGCAACAACGTCTAATGAGCTGCGATCGCCGTGTTCCAATCCTTCGGCAACATCGGCACCGATCGCATAATCTTCGTTCTCGTCTGGTAATTCCCACACAAGCAAGTAACCAAGTGTTGATTGAGCCAGCGTATCGCCACCTTTAGCGCTTAAATTAACCTTGCCGTTCATTTTTTTACGCTTGCCAGTGTAAGGCTCAATGTCATAAACCAATATAGGCTTAACGCATCGACCCTCAACGCGCATCAAATCTTCGCTATCAAACACTTTGCGGCCTGATGTTAAGAATGCTTCCATCGGTGTAGATGGATATTCCTGCTTCATTTTGCCTTTTTGGTTGCGTTCCTTGCCTATGTACCAGCTAATTTGCTCGTCTGTGAGTGTTGCGCCGTTAGCTTCTTCGACTGCTTTGAAGTATTTGGCCTTTTCCTTTGATAGCTTTAAGCCACCCGGCGCCACTGCCGCTACATACTTAGGATCTTCAAACCAAGGGTAAAAATGAAATTTAAAGTCTTGCTGACCTAAATCTATACCGGATGCTAATAGTTCCATTGCATCGACTGACATATCAAAGAAATTGCCGCTTGCGCCTTCTGCTGTTGACTCTATAAAAATATAAGAGTCTTCATGTACCGCATTAAGTGAGCCCGATTGAACCTCGTCTGCTCGTAATGGGTAGTTAGCGCATATTTTGCCGTATTCAGATACATGCAAAACCTGCAGTGTTCCCGAACGGAAAGAAACGGCAACTCGTATCCATGAGTCATTGTTAAACTTAATCCCGGTGCCTGTTTTACTCTTTACTGAGCGTTTGCCGGTTTTAAGCCAACTTGGTAACCGCTCATAGGGATACAATATCTTTGAGGAAAATATTGCGCCGGCTTCGTCTTTACCCTGCGCGATTACCCCGCACTGCCTGTTGTCGTTAAACATGGCGTGGTCCAGGATAAAAACCTGTATTGCCGTACTGAACCCCAATTGACGCGCTTTTAAGATGATGTTTAAGAACCACATCGTCATAAACAATACTGTTTGCGCTATACGACAACGAAATAAAACTTCACGGCCTTTCTCGTCCGCAATGATGTATAAGTTGTTTATTCGCCACCACCAACAATCAAGGTATGGCTCGCAACGCTCTAATAGCTCAACTTCGTCTAGTTCAAAGCGTTCTTCTGGCGTTAACCAAGTGCTTTTAGGGTATTTAGCTAGTTTGGGTTGCATTACTGACTAACCACGGTATCTAAACCGCCTGTGCGTTTATCAATGAAATCATCAAGCTTACTAGTACCGCCAGCTTCTTTGCGTGCTTTAGCTGCTTCATGCTCTGCAATTTCCGCTTGATGTTTGCCGCGCTTGGTAGCGTGAACCAATGATTTTGTTTGCTGTGCTATGCGTGCTGTTTCAGCAATCAACTTACCGCGTGCTAATGAGTCTGTTTCTATGCTTGATAGCGTCTTAGTTATCGACTCTGCGCGTGTAATGTTTCTATCAAGTGCGTTTTCAGCTTTGAACATTGACTCATAAAGCCGTGTTCTTGCGTCATTGTCAGTGTCAGGATCATCTAATAGATTTTGAATACCTGGCAAAGCTTCCATAACCATGTGAATGCGAGCCCGACAAAGATCAAGTTCATCTTCAAGCGTTGTTGCTTCAACAAGCTCGTTAACCTCACCTTTAAAATACTTTGAATAACCGCCATGCCTAAAGTTTGGCGCTCTTGTGAGCTTTTGGCCTTCATCCTTTACAACCTTGCGCGGTGCTGCTCTTGATGTTCTTATATGCTTTCGCGCAGTGCTGTAGTTTAATTTGTTGTTATCGCAAAAATCACGCAACGATATTTTTGTTTCGCTATGCTCTTTTTGGAATAGCTCATTTAAATCGCTCCATTTTGACACTACTTGTCACCGCTATTGCCTTTGATGCCTATGCGGTTCTGAAAGTGTTGCTCTAACATGAATATAGAGCGGCCACCCATGTGGCCCGCAATACCCGCAGTCGCAGCGGTTATTGTTGCTGATAGCCCCATTTCTTGACAGATAAGCACTGTAATTATTCCCGCAAAACCGCTTATAGCCCATTCGCCTATTAATTCCACAACGCTAAACGGTAGTTTGTCCTTTTTTCTGCGCGTTAGATAATTCACGGTGCCACCCCAAATAGCGAGCAATAAGAACCAAACGTAACCAAGGCCCAGATCAATCAAGCTCTTTAATATAGGCCCTGTTTCGTTAGGCATTTTTGTTCCCTAATTTTGTTTTGATAATGCGCTCAATTAGTGGAGTTACATTTTTCATTGCTCTTTCGCCAAATAGAAAAGCGAGCACTAAAAAATTAATAATCCACAAAGCGCTCTCTTGTGTATCTGTTAATCCTGTCCAGGCACCACTAAACACATTAAAATCAATGTATAGAGTTGAGTAGCCCCAAACTGGACGCTGACAACCGCGTAAAAAAAGCATTAAGGGACCAAGTACAGGGATAGATTTTAAATCTTTAGCTGTTCCCTCTAATTCTGCGATGCGTCGATTAAACTCGGCTTGCGCTTCATTGTTTAGCTCTTGCACCTTTAATGCTTTCTGATCTGTGGCTGTTTGTATGCGAAAAGACAATTCGGCCTTCTCTTGTTCGCTCATGCTTGGTGGGAAATAATCTTTAACAGCTTCAACAACTGACGAACCGAAGCCGCCACTTACAAGGTCGATTGCTTTAGTGAATAGATTTTTACTCATGCGTTTACTATCTCCAATGTTGCCGACTTACCATCAAGCAGGATCATTAGCTCGTTGAATGCGCCGCCACTATTTAAAACTGCCCACTCACTGCTGACAGTACCAAGACCTTTGCCCGGCGCAATACAACCGGCTAATTCAGTTGCTTTGTTTGCAACATGAATAAGAATATGTGTTCGTAATGATGGTCCATAGACAGTTACGCCTAAATTTTGTTGCTGTAGCGCGTAGCACGTTCCATGCTTTGGGCTTTCGTGGGGTACTAACTCGTAGATTCCACAAGGAACGCAAGAAATAGACGGTTTATTGTTATTCCATTCACGTTCGACAGTAAAACAAACTAACTCGCCTTTTGCGTATAGCTCGCCAAACGTGCCAAAAATACCCTTTGGTGTTGGGAAGCGTTTTAATAAAAGTTTCATAGCAAAGCCTTTTGTTTCGCGCATAAAAAAGCCCGGCTGTTAAACCGGGCAAAGCAAGTAGCATAGAGCAAAAAAAATCCGCTCAGTCATAAGCTAAGCGGATTTCTTCAACATGTGAAAAGATATATCAATCTTGGGGGGTTTGCAAGCGGATGTTTATTGCTGGCTCAAATTCTACAGCGTAAAAAAGAACATTGAGCCGATAAACAGGACAAATCGTTACAATTCCCCTTCAATTGTTCCGCTAAAACAGAACATCAATTAAATATCAATAACTTACAACTTTGATTGTTCCGTCATTTGTTCCGCGTTGTTCACCCTAAATTTATCAATAAACAATAAAAAACGCCCTTAATTAGATTAAGAGCGTTGTTTTGTTCCGGTGTTGTTCCGTTATGTTCTTTAATGTTCCGTTAGATACTTGTCTATGAGTATTGGATACTTAATAATTATCGCTGTTAGTATCTTATTTGGCTTTATTAGCATGGGTTTCCTTCGCATATAAATTATTGTAAGCGTCTACTAGCTCGGTTATTTTTGATTCTAGTATATTAGGGTCCTTTTCCCCTTCGATAAGTGCGGTTATTAAATAGCAATTAACCTCTGTAAAGGCTCCCTTGCGTATTTCTTCTCTTGAGCCCATATAAGACTCGCAAAATCTATCAAAAACGGCTGAAATCTCATTTAAAGCGCTTTCTGCGTTATGTTTCTTTAGTATTTCAATGATTCCATATTCATCTACAGGGTTTTGGCTTTGTTCTTCCTGCTCTGCCACAAACTCATCAAAGCTTTTAAAGCCTTCGTCAAGCTCCCAGCTCATGTCATACCCATTTGCATTAACAACCCTTCTAAATATGAGCTCTACATCGTATGACTCGGTGTACTCAAGTCCACGACTTACGGTAATGGGCTCTAAATCTTCGGGGTCTTGCCAAATCACCTTGTAAAAGTCACCCATCCAATTTCTAGGGTGTGGTAGCTCTTTTATTATTTCTTCTATTTGCTCTTTGGTTGGTCGCTTCATTTTATCGACCTCCCATAATATTGCCGTTCTTTGTAGTCGCATCGCCCTGGACGCTTCCACACATAATGTTGCCGTTCTTGGTTTCCACATCACCGGTAACGTCATGGCATGAAATATTGCCGTTTTTAGTGGTTGCTGTGCCGGCTGTTCCGTTTACTGTTATATCAGCATCTTCGGTCATTATGTTTTCAACGTTGCCTTCAATGACAATGTTTATGGTTTTTTCTTCGATAGTGTCTAAATCTTTTATATCGACACCACCAATGGTAATTTTGTTATTGCTTATACACACACTGCCACGGCCTGAATGTGTAATTGTTTTGCCGTTTATTGTTATCTTGTTCATGCTTATCTCGCTCTTGCTTTAGCGTATTTGCTTATGTTCATGCTTTCTACAACCCAAGTATCAACACCAAATATTCTACGTTTTACAAATGTCACTGTGCTTTGGTCTAAATACGTTGTCTTGCCTGCGCTGCTAACTGATGGCTCAAGTATGTTATGCAATATAATTTGTATACTGCTATACCTGAAAGTTTCGGGGTCTGGTAATCTTGAAACCGCATTAGCTAACTCAACTGCCGTTATCATGCTGCTTCATCCCCCATCTTTAAGCGTATGTTTTTAAATATGGCGCTTTCCCATTCCGATATAAGCCTAAGCAATTCCTTTGTTACTTCATCATGCGCGCTAGTGTAGCTTTTATGTCCGATACCTATAATCCTGCATCTTCTGCGATTAGATAACGGCTTGCGTCCGGTGCCGTGGCATTTAGTGCATATCAAAGCGTCTAGGTTAGTGGCCTTTTGCCCTGGAGCTAAACCGCTACCATCACATTCACCGCAAACAGGTTGAACAAACTCATAAACGGATGCCAGTACAATGCCATTAAGTGTTTCTGGCTTTATTTTGTATTGGCGTATCTTAACAAACAGCGTTATGTGCATAGTAAGCGAGCGTACAACACGATTAAGTCTTGTTTCCTCGCCTACATAACGAAAGTAAGCCCAATTAGTCGGGCAAGAGGGTAAGCCGGCTAAAGCATGTGCTGCTGTTCGCCAATCAATAACGTCTTGCCCACTACCACCAAACGTACCAGTGAGATTAAGCGTTTTAGTTGTAAGCTTTGCAAGTAGCTTAATTGGTTGCATATTATCTCACTCCCATACGTTTAAATATAGCAATAACTTCTCTGTGAGCCTTAAAATCTGCGGGTTTAGCAAGTAAACTTTCAAGCGCTAAACACGGCCAAGATAAATCGTAAGTTTCAATCCCGCCTCGCTTTAGCATCCACCCGTAAACATGCTGTGCGTGAGTCATTCTTAGCTTTAATGGTTTATCATCCATACAGCGCCACCAATGCGGCATCGCGCTTATCTTCGTTGCTTCTGCCGTTCCAGCCTGTAATTTGGTTGAAATACTTATCGCTTTTTTTAGCTTCTCGTTTTACCGGGCCTTTCAATGGAGTTACCAACTTCACTTTATAGCCCTGGCTTTCTAGCACCTGCTGTATTAGCGTGCCTGTCGCTTTACACTTGCCTACGTCCTGGCATATTTTCTCGCGTACAGCGCGGCTGTTTTGAACCTTCTTGCCAAAAAGAGGCTTTATAGCGCTTGGGTTCTCTAATTTTATTAAAATATTCTCTTTTGGCCCTACCGCTGCTATGTACTCGAACATATTTACAAAGCTTAGCGACTCAAGGTGAATGATTGTTTTGCCCTGGACAACAGCAACACCGCTTTTTACAAAGTCGGGATCAATGCCTATCGTTAAATTCATTTAGCCACCTGTATTAATTCTTGCTCGAGTAAAAGCTTTTGCGTTCTAACCATGCCCTCGTATGCGTAAACAAGTAATTCGCTTGCACTTCCCATTCGTACACGCCTATCAATTACATCGTGACACGCTGAACATGCGTAAGTTGCGTGAATGTCATCGCACTTCTGCCCCATACCTGAGCCTTTGCCAACATGAGCAAGTACAACTGTTTCTGGGTTGCGGTTGCATACGCCAGGTATACGCACTTGGCATTGCTGGCCGCGTGCACTATTTCTTATTTTTTTACTAATGAGCGACATTGTTTGACTCCCCATACATAGCCAAGTGATAAAGATCGTCCGGCTGCGGTAGTAAAAGCTCTAAATATTCAGCGCAGTATTGCTCTAACCAATTTAGATACTCGCAAAACTCTTTTGTGTTTAGTTTGCGCGTTCGCTTGCGCACGATAATTGGTTCCTCGTTGCCAGCTTGAATAACTTTTACACCGAACTTTCTACGCACAAATACTTCGTGTACGTCCTCTGAGCTATTTTCTTGCCCGTAGTGCTCACGAAAATAATCAGCAATTATCTGGTTCCACTTCCAAAGCAGTCTGTTTTGAGCTAAAGAGCGCTTAGCTTTATGCTCTTTAAACTCAATGACAACGTTTTTGCCTTGCTTTAAAAGCGCCCTTACCGCCTGCCCTATTTGGGGCATGAAGTATTGGGCGTTAGTAGTGGTTACTACTTTCTTTGCCATTACGCGGCCTTATCTGCTTTTTTAGCTGGTTCGGCCTTTATCTCGCTCTCTTGTGCTGCTACCGCTTTTTTTTGTGCTTGCACTAAAATGTAAGCGCCAGTTGCCAGCAATGAATCGCGCAACTCATTCGTTAAGCAATTTTTTTCAGCGAGTACCGCAACAGTCTTTGTAAAATTGGCAAATACTGCATCGTGGTTTACCTGAGCACCATCTTTAATAATTTTTACTGCCTGCGGCTTTGTGTTAGCGATAAACCCATCACAAAAAACCTCGCCGACCGGTGATAACTGAGTAAGTGTGCTTTTTTTGATAGTCATAATTAGCTCCTAAGCTGTTTTTCTTGCATTGTTGAATGTTTTTTCTAGTTGCTCGTTAAGTGAGAAACCTTGATTAGCCGGCACCTTCTTTGATGTGAAGTTGCCAGGGCTCGCTTTAACGTCTTGCATACGATTAGCCGCTTGCCTGTTTTGGCTGTGCGACTTGTTACGCTTTGCATGTTTGTTTTTTGCGGCCTCTTTTTGGTCCTTGATGTACTGCGGTACGCTATCAACGCCACACGCTTTAGCTGCTCTTGCCATTGCGCGATTAGCTTCTGCTGTTGCAAAGCCTAATTGCTTTGGTGTCGGGTTTTTAATCCCGTCCAGGGCTGCGGCTTTTGCCTGCTTCGCGTCTGCTAAAGCGGCTTGATAGTGAACACCTAAAATTTCTTTTAAGGCTCGAATAAATTCTTTTTGATCTTGCTCGTATGACTTCATAGCCCATCCCTTGTGCCATATGTGCAGTAATCTTTGCCGCGAGCGGTCACTAAAACCATACCTTTTTCTTTGCACGCGTTTTCACGCGCCTCATCAAGCTGCTGCGCACATGAGCCAACATACAAAAACACATATAGCGCCAAGGCAGCGGCTGAATAACGCTTTAAAACAGTAAATGCCTTATTTCCACTCACTTTAAAGCCCTCCGTTTAAGCTGTTTGCGCAATTCAGCAAGCTTGTTTTCGGTGCTTTCGCTGCGCGGGCCTTTGCCGTGCTGAGGAAGCAAAAAATCGCGGTTAATTTCTTTATGTGCTGCGTGCTGTTTAGGCTTTTTGCACAATGCGAGTAGCTTAGGGATTGACGGCGGGTGTTCTGCGCCACTTTCAAGCAATTCAACACTGGCTGCTGCGACATCATCGGGATCTTTAAACTTGTCATTGAGCAAACCAAGCAGGTATTTAAAATCATCACTCCCCAGCCCCCCATGTTCCCGCGTCCATCGGCCCGTAAACATTTGGTCCAGCCTCGTCCATAGAGCAACCAGCGCTTTCTCTAGGTCCGGCGAGTCCGCGTGACTCCAAGTACGCTTGTGCGTCTGAGTATCGGGTATTAGGATTCGACCGCAATTGTCGATGTGGCTGGTTTGTAAAATTGTGCTTACTGCTTTCATGGCTTGCCCCCGTTGTATATTCATCGTTCCAGCGTTCTTGATTCAAAAAAGTTGCAGGCATTGGAATAAATTGTCCGTTGTCTTTGGTCCACTGAGGATCGTTTGTTCTTCGCTTTTCAACGTGGTCATTAATTCGCTTAACAAGCTGATCAAGTTCGTCAGGGTTCTTTTTAAATTTGGCTGCTATTTTTTCAAATGCTTTGCGACCTGTCGGTTTGCTTTTTTTGTTCGGATAAGCTTTCCAAAACACATCAAACAACGCAGTCACCCCTTGGGGGGTTAGGGGGGTTATTAGATCTTTATTATTAATATCATTCTTATTTAGTGGGTCACTTCGTGGGTCATTGCGTGGGTCACTTCGTGGGTCACAACTAGCCGCAACGCCTTTAATGGTAACGGCTTCACGTGGGTCATTACGTGATTCACTTCGTGGGTCATTACGTGGGTCACTTTTTTGGTTGAATTTTGAGTAGTTTGGCAAGCTAATTACAGTACATTGTGTCACTGTTTTGCCGATAGATTTGCGCGTTAAAAACCCATCTTTCTCAAGTTTAACTAACGCTCTTTTTGTCGCTGTATATGCCGAGTCCTCAGTTTTATACAATGAGTTTATAGCCGCCTTTGCCGCAAGCTCTCTCACAGTTGTTACAAACTGCCCAGCGCTTAATTTAAGCCTGTTACTGCGGTACTCAATACTTAGCGCCTTAAACGCCGCGTTACGTATTAAATACTGCACTATAAGCATGCACACACCGTCATTGCTCCACGGTTGCTGATCAATGCTTCTAAAAGTGCTGGAAAAGCCGCCTTTGTCGCTCATAAACTTCCGCCGCTCTTTTTCGTTCAATCTCCCCTCTTTTTCAGGGAACTTGTAAACTTCTGCTAAATTGGTCATAATTGCCTCGCTAAATTGACATTTCGCTAAATTGAAACCCGCTATCCTGCCTCCTAAGCTGATGCGGGTTTTGTTTTACCTGCGAGTTGCGTAGTTTCTGCTACGTAACTCGCGCATTTCTGCGCAACCAATACACAAATTTGTTTTTATCGCCTTTTTACGCGCCTCTTGAATTTCACTACCACACTCAATACATTCATCTGTTGGCACTACTTCTGGGCGCTTTAAGTTCGCAATCTGGAGCGCTTCGTGATGCTCCATTTCTTGCTGTGCGCTATCTGCTAAATCCATAAATAAAACCTAAAATTAAAACTGATTAAAAAGCGCCCTTTTGTCTGCTAGCATGCAAGTGCGAATTACTAAACCAACAAACAAAAGGACAACAACATGAAATTCGATATTTCTTCTTTTAATAAAATTGCAAAGCCACTATTAAATAAACTTGCTGAGCAATTCCCACTACCCTTAACCATCAAACCTCAGAGCTATAATGAACCCACTTTTGACCGTGAGCTTGATGGTCCACTGCTTGAGCCAACGCTTCATTTTTTAGTTGAAAATAAGTTTCTAACCACTATGGAAGTCAGAGCTGAAGGCTACACCGCCTACCTAATAACCGAAAAAGGCCTATCACTTCTAAATATCGACCTCATAAGAGAAATCAAAAAGACCCCTTCCGTCTACGAACAAGGCAAAGTGGGTTGCTAGTCATTTACAATTACTAAGGTGCTTACTCTTATGTTTTGCTTTTCCAACGCATAAGCAGCAACGTCTGATACAAACCCAATATAAGAGCGGCTATGTAATCCATGTAGAGCCGCTTCTTTTTCAATTAACGATGCAATTTCATCGACCTTGCTGTCATAACTCTTCCAGCTCGCAATGTCTTTTTCGCGAAGCTCTTTTTCGGTTAACTCTTTGCTCTTATCACTCATCACGCCACCTTCAACGATGCTGACTTAGCTGCCACTGGTTCATTAGGATCAGGCCTAACCATCTGTTCAATTTCAGCGTTAAGCTGCAAAGCTGTAGAAATAATAGAAAGGGTATTTTTCTGAATGGCATTAAAATCTAATTGCGTGATCACGCCTTTTTGTCGTGCCAAGCGAAAGGTTTTAGCAAAGTCACCAATAGTTTCTTGCAAGTGCAAAACCTGATCTGCTAATTCATCGTCAGATAAGCCCACTTCTGGCAAATCAATAACAGTCTTACCTTCGCTATAGGCCCAGGCGTTTAAAATTCGACTATCATTAGTGATATTCTGAATAGCAATTGCTTCTTGCAGTGTTAATACATGCGAATCAATATTTGTATTTAGCTTATTGCTAAGTGTTGTTGGTGACTTAGCCATGACGCGCGCAATTTCAGACACATTAAAGTCGCTCGCAATACTTGCCGCTGCTTCAAGTGGGCATCGAGCGCTAGGCTTAGCGTTTCTCGTACTCTTTTTAGATAAAAGCATTTATAGTTTCTCCTATGCTGCTGATTGAGAGTGCTTGCGCTCATAAAGGCCTAAATCAACCTTCATTGCGCCGTTAGTTATAGACTGAATCTCATAGGCTCTACCCATGGGGATAACCTCTTCCCACTGGCTAACAGCTCCATGAGATAAATTTGTTAACTGTTTAACTACTTCAGTAGCTGAGCCGAAGTGTGCGATAACATCTTTTCGGAGCATTTCTGTAACCTCAAATTATAGATTCCTTAAATTGTTGATCTAAAGGAAACTAAAGTCAAGTAGGTTTATCATTTGAACATGAATAAAGAAAACTTAAATCAGCGCATAAGGCGCCTAAGAAAATTGCATGGCTACACTCAAAAAGAGCTAGCTAAATATGTGGGCGTTTCACACGGCTCGATATCTCAGTGGGAGTCAGAAATAACTTCCCCCAAAGGCGCTCAAATACAGCCTTTAGCAAAAGCGTTGAAAGTCGATGTTGTTGAGTTATTGCAAGGAACAGGTGTTACATCCAATATAGAGGTTGGGCCAGAGATAAAGGGCACAGTCCCGCTCATCTCTTGGGTACAAGCTGGTGCATGGAAAGAAATGGAAGAAATAAGTTTTATCGCCGATTCCGCCGAGCGCTACAGAACAACAGCCAAGGTAGGGCCCAATGCTTTTGCTGCAAGAGTGGTTGGCGACAGCATGACTTCTAGCACGGGAAGAACCATACCTGCAGGCTCTGTAGTTGTAGCTGATCCCGATATTGAAGCTGCAAGCGGTAAAGTTGTCATCGCAAGGCTAGATGATTCATCAGAAGCTACAGTTAAAGAGCTAGTTATTGACGCTGGTAGAAAGTATCTGCGACCTTTCAATAGCTCTTTTCCAACGATACCTATTAACGGTAACTGCACTATTATTGCCGTGGTAAAGCAAGTAATACAAGACTTTTAAGGGGTGTTATGAAAAGCATTATCTCCACACTACTTGTTTTTTCGGCATTTTCGGCTGACGCCTATTTTTATTCAGGTAACGATCTTCGCGAGCCGATGCAGCAATATTTAAAAGCAGAGGCAAACGATAAAGATACGGATTACTCAAAAGCCTTTGAGTATGCGGGCTACGTGATAGGGGTGTATGACTCAACGACTCCCTTCTTATGCACTCCAAGCAAGGTTAGCAGAAATCAAATACTCGCTATGATTGCAAAGCACCTTAACAGCAACCCCGAAGACTGGCACTTGCCAGCAAGAACAATAGTTCAAAGCTCATTATTTAAGTCCTTTCCCTGCCCAAGTGAAGATTAAGCTAGCCCGCAATACCTGCGCATAAGAAGCTCTTAAGGAGCTTCCTCCCTCTTACAGACCATAATCATCACTTCCAGAAAAAACTTAAGGGCATGTGCCACATGCTCCCCTCCTGATCATGATTCATCACATAAAAACCACTTTAAATTTAAGAAAGTTTAAATTTTTGTTTGACTTCCAATTTCAGATACCTTAAATTTCAAGCATGAATTTTAGAAAGTTTAAATTTAAGGCGGTCAACATGAGTCATAAAACCCAAATATTCCCTGCTTTATCACTAGAAGTAAAAACGCTTATAGCAACGCTTACGGCTGAGTCATTCAACTTTAGAAGCCGCGTGCATGTAAACGTTGTTACTAATGCAAATGACCCGTCTATTAGTGTTTTTATTTATGTTGACGGCAAGTGTGAAAAGTCTTTCTTAACAATGCTTAACGAAGAAAACGCGGCAACAGAATTAAAGAAAGTGCTTGATGCGACAAGAGAAAGCAAGCGCATAGGCACTTACACCCTACCTACTCTACTAGCGAGCTAGACCAATGAGCAACGCAAAAACATCAGCAGAGATCCAACGCTTATTAGCCGACCCATTTGAAGCGCACGATATTGAATGGCGTGTGCAACAAAGTGGCGTATCTGGCAAGAGTAAGCCGTGGGTAATGGTTATTCCTTACATCACTAACCGCGCAATTCAGCAACGCCTTGATGATGTTGTTGGTATAGATGGATGGGAAAACACCTACACAGAAGCCGCCGGCGGCAAAGGTTACTTGTGTGGTTTAAGTATTCGCTTTGGCGATAAGTGGATCACTAAATGGGACGGTTCAGAGTATTCGCAAATCGAAGCATTAAAAGGCGCTTTATCTGGCGCTATGAAGCGCACAGCGGTTCAATTTGGCATTGGTCGTTACCTTTACTCACTTGATACCGAGTTTGCAACATGTGCACCGGTTGAAAGTCGATTTGTAGCTAACGGTGAGTTTATCAACATACCGCTTAGTAAGGGCAATAAAAACGGCCCTAGAATGAGCGCCGAGTGGTTCCCGCCTGAACTTCCTGACTGGGCGCTACCTAAAGCTAAGTTTGATAAGTACCTAGATGCTATCGAGCAAGCAACCAGCCTATTAACACTGCGCGAACATTACGAGCAGGCTTATAAATTTGCAGCTGTCGTTAATCGCATAGATATACGCGACAAGGCGATTGAAATTAAAGATCGCAAAAAAGCAGAGCTTGAAGCTAGAGAGCAAGAAAATAGCTTAAACGCAAATAAGAAATTTCACTCCTGGCTAAATCAATCTATCAAAGACCGCATTGTCACAGCAGAGAACGAATCAGTATTAACCCTGAACCATAAGCACTTGTTACAAGAGCTCAAAGGTCATTGCCGAGCAACCAAAGTAGATAGCAGTAGCTTTGTAGCTCAAATCAACCAAGCGCATACAGAGGCGCTAAACAAACTAAGAAACGGAGTATAACCATGGCTACTAATCAAAGCACAGCAACCGACTTGGTTGAAGTTGTATACCAAGAAGATTTAACCAAAAAAGGCCTTGCAGATTTGCGCAAGAAGTATCCTAAATCGTTTTCTCTTGATATGTCAGACGATGAACAATTTAAACAAGCTCGCGCTATTCGTGCAGAGTTCAACAAACTTGTTAAGTCTATTAACGAGCGCCGCATTGGATTTAGTAAAGAACTTAAAACTTATGGTGATGACTTGGTTAAAAAAGTAGAGGCTATTTACGCGCCTACTGTTGAAGCTTTTTTACTTGAAGATAAACATCGCAAAGAAGAAGCTGCACGCATAGCCAAAGAGCGTGAACAATTTTTAAATAAGCAACGTGATGAAATAGCGCAAATGGGCAGCTTTGTTGACCAATGCAAAAATCAAGGTTCACAGTTTATTGCTGACACAATCGAAGCCGTTGATCTTGTTGATACCGAATCGTTTGATAAAGAGCTTATTCACGAAGCTATCGACACTAAAAAAGGCATCTTAGAAACGCTTAACAACATGTATCAAGCAGCTAAAGCAGCAGAAGCAGTTGCAGCAGAGCGCGAACAATTACGCATTCAACAAGAAGCCATTGCACAGCAAGAGCGCTTACAAAAACAAGATCAAGAGATTGACGCTCGCATTAATAACTTGCGCAGCGACCCAATGAATTACTTTGATAAATCTAGCGCAGAGATAGCCAAGCGCATTGCAAAGCTAGATACCTTCACGCCAACCAATGAAAAGTTTGGCAACCGCCTTGACGAAGTTATTCAAGTGTTAGCTCAAGTAATTCAGCAGCTAAAAATGATGCACCAACAAAAGCTACAGCTTGAGTCTATCGCTGTTACTACAGATCCAGAACCACAAGTTCAAGTGAACCAAGAGCCAATTGAGCAAAGCACACCTATAGAGCAGCAAGAGCATGAAGCACTAACCGAAGTAAATCGTATGTTAGACCAAAACGAGCAGCCGCTACTTGGTAATAGCTTTAAATCAACAATGTTTGAAAATACTAGTGCGCCTATTAACTACATGCCCCTTTCAGCATGGCCAAGCAGCCAGGACCGGGCAGACAATGATGAGCTAGACCGCATTTGCGACCAGCTAGACCTAGCTGAAAGCTACATCGAAGTATTAGAGCAGCGCTTGAATAAAGCACACGCAGCGTAAGTTCCCAATTCCGACCGAGCAGCGCCTAAGGGCGCAAGCTCTTTTAAATGAGGTTTATATGAAAGCATTACGCGTTCCACGACTAGTAGCAGCAAGAGAAGATTTTAAAGATATTCGCGTAGGCCAAGCAACTATTGTCGCATGTGAAGTAAATGGCGAATCTGGATGGGCATTACCTGGTAGTAATTTTACAACAAGGCGCTCTCTTGCATTCAACGTTTGCGCAAAGATGAACAACATCATTTTAGAGCTTGGCGGCATTAGACCAGCAATGAAGTTCAAGCGAGCAGCTTAATGATGCACGACTACATGGCAATCACCGGAAATAGCTCAAGCGCACAGGAAAAGCAGAAGCGCAGAGATTTTATAAAGATGGTAGCAGCAAACAGCGTTCGCGTTTTAGTGCTAGCCATCATCGTTTTAATAACAACTAAGTAGGTATAACAATGAAAAACATTCATGTATTCGCAGCAGAGCTGCCAGGTATCTCAGTTTTAGAAAGTAAGGTTGAAGAAGAACAAGGCGTTATTTTTACAACGCTAACAGATAACCAGTGGAGCAATTTGGGCTTTAAAGTAGATCGCCAATTTGTAGCACTTGATAACGGTTACCGCATTGATTTCACCTATAGCGCTAAAGACTACCCTAGAGCACAAATTTTAGAGCGCATTAATGAAGTGGCAGACACTTGGCCTCACGAGCCTAGTAAAGAAGAAATGGGGGAAATAGCAGGGCAGGTTAACGCGGACTTTTGCGCTCGTTCAATAGTAAAAACAGTTAACTTCTCAGCCTTTTATCACGAAAAAAAGCAAACGCTAATTTTTGATTGTAAGGCCGCATTAGCGCAACGCGCATTAGGTTTGCTACTAAAGCTAGTTGAGTCAATTGAAACCAAAACACTTCACTGTAGCGGCATTTCCAATTCACTAACAACCAATATGCTTGATCAGCTGAATAATTCAAATAGCGAATACGACACCAAGCTTTACTTTGCTGGCTTTGAGGTTGGCGACTTGTTGGTTATGCAAAATAAAGATAAAGACGTTGCACGTTTTAAAGGCGATTACCCTACCGAAAATATCAAAGAACTTATCGAGCAAGGTTACGAAATCAAAGAAATTGCTCTTTCAAAAGATGGGCTTTCATTCTACCTAAATCACAACTTCAAAATTAAAGGCGTAAAAGAGCTGTTTGAAGTTGAAGGAGCCATGTTCGATAACGCTGATGATTATGAAATACATAAGCAAGCGATAGCACTTGAGCTAATGACAGGTCATTGCGAGCAGCTAAGAAATGCGTTCGACAAGCAAAGCTCTACCAACGAGCAGGAAGATCTAGATCAAGACGATGGGAACGAGTCATTAATTGCCGAACACAATGCAAAGCATAAAGACAGTAACGGCAATGACGCATTTTATGAAGAAGCAAAAGCGTTTGTTTTAGAAACCGGCAACGCATCCGTATCACGTATTCAACGAAAATTCAGAATAGGTTACAACCGAGCGGCAAGGCTAGTTGATCGACTTGAATTTAACGGCATTGTAAGCAAGCCAGGTCATAACGGCGAACGTGAAGTTACACCATTTAATTAAGTAAGGAGTCAATCATGGATATAGACAAAGAAGCCTTTTGGTCAAAAGTTGATATTAAAGATACAGCTAAAGAGTGTTGGAATTGGTTAGGAGCTAAAAAACCAAAAGGTTACGGCAACCTTAGAGCTAATAAGCAGTATTTGCTAGCGCATAGGGTTTCTTTTGAGCTTACTAACGGCCCTATACCAGAAGGCTTTATTGTCTGTCACACATGCGACAACCCTAGTTGCTGTAATCCAAGTCACTTAATGCTTGGCACTACTAAATCTAACTCTATAGATATGCTTATAAAAAATAGGCAAAAAGATAAAAAATATGCTGCAAAAGGCTCGCGCAACGGAATGTCAAAACTAAACGAAGAAAAGGTTTTGGCAATAAGAAGCGAGTACAAAAGCGGATCAAAAAATCAATATGAACTTGCCGAGCATTACGGCGTAACCCAGCCTGCAATCGGTTCAATTTTAAGAAATGAAACTTGGAGACATGTAAATGGCTAACGATCTAAATCAAGCTAACTTTATCGGAAGATTAGGTAAAGATCCTGAAATTCGCTACACCCAATCAGGGCAGGCTGCGGCATCATTTTCTATTGCTGTTGGCAGCAAATGGAAAGATAAAAACACAGGCCAGCAAAAGGAAAATACCGAATGGGTAAATCTTGTTGCGTTCGGCAAGCTAGCCGAAATAATGGGCGAATACCTGCGCAAAGGCTCACAGATTTTTGTTACAGCAAAATTCAGAACCAGAAAATGGCAAGACCAAAGCGGCGCAGATCGTTATACGCCAGAGTTTGTAGTAGAAAATATGCAAATGCTCGATTCGCGACAAGATAATCAACATCAGGGCAACCAAGGTAATAATAATTACCAAGGGCAGCAAAACAGCCAGGCACAAGGCAATAACCAAGGCCAGGCGCAAGGCAATAATTCTTACAACAATAGTAATAATAATTACCAAGGCAACGGACAAGCGCAGCGCCAAAATAGCCAAGGCCAACAGCAAGGAGGTGGTTTTGCCCCAAAACAGAATCAAGGTGTTAGCAATAGCCAATACATGAGCGGCGGTCAACAAGGCGGCGCATCTAACCCTATGGGTCCAGGTGCTAACTTTGATGACGACGATATTCCGTTCTAATTCAAGGAGAGCCCTATGTTTGAACAATTTAAAGGCAAAAAATTCAACCTTATTTATGCTGATCCAGCTTGGCAATTTAGCAATGCAAAAACCGGTGGAACAATGACAAGCGGTGCAAAGCACCAATACAAATCAACAATGAGCGTAGACGAGCTAAAAGCTATGCCTATTGATGATATTGCGGCAGACGATTGCATATTGGTTATGTGGTACGTAGGTTCAATGCCACAAGAAGCCCTGGACGTTGTTAAGGCATGGGGCTTTACGCTTAAAAATATGAATGGCTTTGTATGGAACAAGCTAACTGTAAATAACAACCCGTTTTTTGGTATGGGCTTTTGGACTCGCGCCGGTAGCGAGTCGGCAATTATCGCAGTTAAGGGCAAGCCGAAAGTAGCAAGCCGTTCAGTGCGTGCAGTAGGTAATTATGACACCGAAAGCCTAGACGAAATATTAGGCCGTGGCGTATTTTCCGGCGCTTACCCTATCGGACAGCATAGCGAGAAGCCAAACGAGTTTAGAGAAGCGTGTGTTGATTTGGCCGGCGATGTGCCTCGCGTAGAGTTATTTTCTCGCAAGCGCGTTAAAGGCTGGGCTGTTTGGGGTAATGAAGTGGGCAAGTTAAATAAAAAGGCAAAGGCAGCCTAATGAAACCGCAAGTTAAACGCAGAGCGCATACCTGGTATGCGCTAATCCCTAAGTCGGAGTTATTGAGCATGAATAAAAGAAGCAAGGTTATATATCAATGCAAAGTTGATGGCGCTTTAGGTCGAGTTGGCAAGTACGGCGCTATATGTGGTAAATCAAAAGTTGGCGGCGGTTGCGGCGCTCATGGCAATGCAAAGTGTGAGCATAAAATTAGAGTAGAGAAAGATACAAAGGTGAACCCATGAAAAATGAAAATGCGCCAGCAATGCCACAACCCATTGCCATGAATGAAAATGAATGTCTGTCAACAGATGAACACAAAGGCGATCGAACGCTTAGCGGTTTAACTAAGCACGAAACTGTAGCTATGCACATCTTAGCTGGGATATGCGCTAATCCTAACTACGAGCCAGCAGCGCAAAGGCATTATGATTTTGCCACAGAGGATGCTTTAAGACAGACGGATTCTTTTTTCAAAGGCTTGAATAAGGAGGCCCAATGAACAATGCAAAAATCAAAGCCCTAGCCCTACAGCATGGCTTTAAATTAAAAGAGCAAAAAGGCGGTGAAATGGATTTAAACGAATACGTTTATTCATTCGCCTGGGCTCTACTTCAAAGCGGTAAGCCTAACGTATCGCATAAAGACTACTTGGCTGACCTATTAGCAGATGCGGCGCACTGTGTACCAGAAAAAAGCGTAGGTTACCGCGTTACTATTTACGCTAATGATGTAAGCGCAGATGAACCACGTTTTCAGTGGGACTTTTTCAACGGTGTTGAGCGTAGCAATTTTGAGTGTCGCATACCGGATACACGCGAAGAATTAAACAAGGCCCTCAACAATGCCAAAGGCTGTATGAAGTCGGCTTGTTATAGAGCTATGAACCCCGACTTTGATAAAAAATTAGCATAGGTGATTTATGAAAACTGAAACGTGCGCTTATATCCACTGCGAAAAGGAAGCAGATTTTATTGATGCGATGGATGACTTTGTTTGTGAGGAATGTATGGAAAGGGAGGTTCAACATGGCGGTGATTCTTATGATGACTTTCAGTCAATAGGTGATTTATGAGCAATTACACATGCAAAAAATGTAAGGCTAAGCTAAGAGCAAGTGAAGCATACGAATATCGAGGCGCTTTTTCTTGTGAAGAACACTTTGATGAAGTAAGTGAAGTGCGCGACTTTGAGCGCAATCAAATAATTAAAGAAGAACACAACAAAACCAATGTATTTAAAGGCCTTGATCTAACAGATAGCATTATAGGCAAAGCAAACAAAGCGCTATTAAAGCCGCGCATTGAAGTTGCCAGCAAAGAAAGCAAACGTTTAAAAAATTATGAAAGAGGTGATTTATGAAAACTGAAATTTTAATATGGGCATTGAGCGAACTTGCGGTATCAGAGCCAGAACAAATAGAAACAGGAGTTATAGAAGTTCTAGGCGAAGATGGGCAAGGCAGAGAAGGCAGTGCAGAATTTGACATATTCGAGCTGGCAAACGAAGCAGTAAAAAAAATTCAATCACTAATTTCTCAAAATGAAAATTTAAAAGAAAAAATAAAAGATATAGGGTATTCCTACCGAAAAGTTGAGAAAGAAAGGGACGAATTAAAAATACTTAAATTTAAGCGGTTTAATGAGGAAGAATGCTGGCTATATAGAGGTGATGGCGAGGACTATTTAGATTCATTAGTTTGCCCTGTTGTAATCAGTCCAGAGAGATTAATTACAATCAAGAATATGAGCGCAGAAGGCTTTAAAAATGAGTTAATCAAATCGTCAGCAGCTATTACTCACCCTCACATTGAAGGTGTCTACGCAGTATGGGAGAATAATTTATGAGTTTACCAACAAGCCAGTACCTAGCAACAAAAGACGTAGCCGCGCTGTTCGGTGTTAAATCTAAAACTATTTTAGAATGGGAAAAAGACGGTAAATTCCCGCCGGCAACAATCATTGGAAAGCCTAAGCGCTGGGACACTAAAATAGTTGAGCAGCATTGCCAAGCGCTTAGAGATCAAACTACCCGCCTTTCAGCATGACAACCCAACGGTTAACCCACTCCGTTAAACCTTCTAACATTGGCGATTTGTTATATATCGCCAATACCCCTTTCATCTTATGCCCTAGTAGTTTCTCAGTGAACTGCAAAGGGCATCCCGCATCAGTTAAGTGTGTTGATATAGTTCGCCTTAAATCGTGCATTCTGAACGGCGCAACACCTTCAATAGACTCGTAACAAGGCTTAGATATTTGGCTCACGCTTGAGCCGCTAGCGGGATGATCCCCATCACGGTTAGGAAACATATAAACGAACGCCGGCGATTGAGCTTTTAAATATTCCAGGTCTTTAATAAGATCATCCGGTATGGGCCTAATAATAGAGTGCAAAGCCCCTTTGGTGTTTTCTCTTTGTGTAGTGAAAAGTTTATTATCTAAATCAAAGTCTGTTTTTTTCGCGCTGCATAGCTCGCTTATACGACAACCAAACACCATTGCACAACGTAAAAGAACTTTGTTTCTATCAGTTATATTTAGTAAATCTATGTTTGACCAAATTAATTGACACTCTTTAAGTGATAAAAAGTGCTCACGCGAAGCATAATCGCTAGCGAAGTCGCTTGGCCTTAATGCTTCAAATTGCGAGTTATTAATAAAGCCCTGACGAATGCAAAAACGAAATATCGATCTAATCTCAATAATCGCAGTAAAAGCAAAGCCCTTACCTCTGCCCTTTTCAATTGATACATCACTCATCGACTTAAAGAACGCTGTAAAATGCGTTTTATCCATTAGTGATACATATTGATTGCCCCAAGTGTCATTTATACATGATCTTATTCTTGTGCTTATACCTTCCGGGTTATCTCGCTTAGGTAGGCAATAGTTTTTAAACCAATAATCAAAGCAATTGTAAATAGTTGGGTTTTCGATAAATTCAGCTTCAACCGATTTTATTGCCACCATGTTTCTAGGATCTAAATTTTTATCTACTAGCGACATTTGCGCTGCGCATTCTTCGCGCGCTTGTGCAAGTGTCATTGCTGGGTAGGTGCCTAATTTATACCTAACTTGCTTACCGTTAATTCGATAGCGTATTTGAAATGAGATCTTTCCCCTTGGGGAGATCCTAAGCGATAGGTTATCGCCGTCTGTTATTTCAGGCTTACCGGTATACTCTTTACCGTTTAAGCTCTTTAGTTTAGCTGCTGTTATGTTCAT